TTTTCTCATTCTGAACGTATGTTCTATAATTATAAAATTTTAACATTCTATTAAAAATCAATTCTAAGCAACTTTATTATATAGTAATATCAAAATATCAGTATATTATATAAATAGCTTAAAACTCAAATTTAAGCGTTATAATGATATTTTAATAATATTCTACTATTGATATTTTAAGCTATTAATATCAATTTAATATCTATCTAATATCTATCAATCAATTAAATATCAATACATTATAATTGCTATAATAGCGTTTTAACGCCCAAATTTGAGTATATAGCGACTTTTAGCGTTAACTTGATATTATATTCATGTTAGCATTAAAGTTGCTTAAAACTCAAATTTGGGCGTTAAAATTATATTTTTATTTATTGCAATAAAAAAGCAAGTTAATTATATTATTAACTCGCTCAAGTTGTTGATATTACTTATTTTATTAACAAGTTTCAATACTTAACAACCCGTCAACGTAATACTCCCCACCATTCACAGAAAATAGTTCTTCTATTTCATCGTCTGTTATTTCATCAGTTTGTAATTGTTCAGGTGTATATATACAAAATTCAAATTTATTATCTTGTATATACTCATCTATTACTTCAATTTCGTCTAATTGATATGGATTTGGTATTATAATAGTTTCTGTGTATATTGTACCAGTGCTAAACGTTGCAATTACAAAATCCATTTCTATAAATTCATTGTAAACTACCTCATTTATTAAATTTTCATAAATTGCAAATCCTTGCACATCATCAACGATACACAATTTTAATTCATTTTGTAAAAAATCGTTAATATCGCTATAGCTTATAAGTAAACAACCACCACTAACCATGCCATATTGATAATCATTTTTAATAGCTTCTATTGTATCGATTTTATCCTGAACAGTTTCGCCAAAATCATACATTTCTAAAACATGATTTCTTACTACTTCAACCTGATTGTCTGTTAATTCCACGTTAATTTTTAAATTCATTTTATACCATCCTTTTTTTTATATATATTATACATTATTGTATAATAACATGAATATTTTTTTATTCTATGTATCGGGTAAAATACCCGTTTGTTACTTATGTTAAAATTCAATTTCTTCTTCAAGTTCTTCAAGTTCTTCAAGTTTATAATAATAATCATTTAATAATTCTTCAATTTCTTCAAGATAATATTCTATAATACGATATTCTTTATAATAATCTATATAATCATTTTTTACACTTTTTAATTCTTCTCTAAAAAAAATTTCGCTCATTTCTTCAAGTTGACTAATTACATCGTTTATTTCGTTTTCATATTGAGAATTGATATCAAATTCATTTTTAAAATCTTCAAGTTCTTCAATTTCATTGACAAATTTTTCTTCAAATGTTAAATTATTATTTTTCATTTTATACCACCCTTTTTTATAATTTAGTATTACATTGTTGTAATACTTATGTATACCACTTATAAAGTGGTTTGTTACTTATGTTATATATTTAATAATATATCTAATTTTGAAGTATCGTAATACTGATAACATTCAGTAAAATTATTGTATTCATTTTCTTTAATATCGTTTGATACGTTACTATTAAATACATTGATTAAATTTTCTAATGCTTGCTCAAATGTTGCGTTTGTTGTTTTTTTCATTGTTTTACCATCCTTTTATATTGATATTAACATTGTTATTAATATCTATGTATACACGCTTTAAAGCGTGTTATTTGTTGCGTTTGTTCTATGTTTGATGGTTTTCTTATTCAATTTTCAAGGTTCAATTTAAAATTTAATATTTGATAAATCCTCTGTATTCTATCTATTTTCCCGGTACTTACTAACTAGAGTAAGTATGCTATTTTATCTTATAGATTTATAAGAACCGTTTTAGCGTTACCTGGTATAACGTGTGTATAGTTTCAATTTATCAATTATTAAATTTTCAAAGTACAGTATTAAATTTGTTAGGAACGCCACCTCCTAACACTCATAATACTAAACCTCATTTAAACGTTCGTCAAGTATTTTTTATTATTTTTTTAATTTATTTTAAAAAACTACTAACAAATCTAGCTATATCAACATATTTTTTTTATTTTTATTTTCAATTTTTTTATTTTTAATTTTCTTCAATTTCTCAATAAATTAAAAACGTTCGTGTTTTAAGGGTAAAATACCTTAAAATTAGATAAAATAAAATTAAACGTTCGTGTTTTTTAGGGTGATAATAATTCTCATTTAAAAATGCCATTTTTAAATTAAAGTAAAAACTTAAAAATACTTTATTTAATAAAGTCAAAATTTTAAATACTTTATTTAATAAAGTCAAAATTCTATAATTTTATTAATTTTCAGCTATATTTTATGAGAATGATAATCATTATCATAAATTGATTTTAATCAAAAAAAGTTTCTTCCTTATATAGTAAAAAAAGCGTATTTTACTATATAATAACAAACGTTGATATTTCAACGTTATATCATGTTTTAATTTAATATGATTATAATAGTATAAAATACCGTTATTTTACCATTTTTAATTATATTAATGATAATCATTCTCATTAATATAACTATATGATATTGATAATCATTCTCATTAACTTAAATGATAATAATTCTCATTGATAATAATTCTCATTTGCATATTATTATATTGTTTATACAATTTATATTGTTTATATAATTTCTAATTGATAATTATTCTCATTGATAATCATTCTCATTACTAAATTGATATTGATAATCATTCTCAATTAGAAAGTTATTAACATGTTATCAACAACTAAAAAAAGTTATCAACAATTTATTGACTTATGCACAATTTTATTATATACTGTGCATAACTTAAAGAAATAAAAGTTATTAACAAGTTATTAACAATTTTATCAACAACTCAAAAAGTTTACAATAAACTTACAATTGAGTAAGCGTGACTTATTAACAATTTATGTTATAATGTTAATAACGTTATTCACAGTTTATCAACAACTTATTCACAGTTTATCAACAGTTTATCAACAGAGAACAAATGTTCGATTTTAAGCGAAAATTCTAAATTTTTCAAACTAATGTTTGGTAAACAGAACAGTACAAATGTAAACTAAATTCTATAAATGTAATATATAATTTAATTTACAAAAATAAATTTTCAATTACAAAAGAAAATCAAAAAACATTTGAGATTTTTGAAATGTGCCGCTGAGGGACAATATACGTCCCATAGCACGAATTTTCAGATGTGCCGCCTAGATTACAATGTTTAATTATTATTCTAATTAAAAAAAGACTAATTAAAATTAATTAATTAGTCTTTTTTTTACACCTCTATATTTATTATTTTCTTTTCTACTTAACCAACAACATGTATCTTTTGAATATATTCTTTTACTGTGAGGTAAATTAAATTGTAATTTGTCTTTGTCCAAATCTAATTTATTATTTAATATTTTACTTTCATTGTACCCTTCTAATTTAATTATATCTAAAAGATAGTTGTCAAACCTAAACCAACTTTTATGAACAGTAATTCCCTTTGCACCATAGTTATGAAAATTTTTACTATTTTTATTATAACAACGTATTATCATACCATCCCATCTATCATATAATGTATCTTTTAAACTTTGACTAATAGGGATATATTTACTATACCCTTGCGTTTTATTAAAACTAGTATATTTAAGATAATCAGTAAATTTATTAAGTATAATATCATGAAAATTACAATGCCAAATTGCATTGTTTTTGTGTCCTTTAACTATATAGCAATCCTTTAATCTACTTTTAGCAATTACAGTAACCTTTTGATTATCTGATTGATAAGTATATCCAACTTTTATATTATCATAATATTTATCTCTAATTTCACCAGTCCATACATGATGTTGTTGTTCTAATTGCTCATTTCCACTATTAATAAATTTAATCAAATAATGTTTTCTATTATCATTTTTATTATATTTTATTATTAATCCACTACCTATTAACATAAATTTCCCATATTGATTAGTATTAAATATTTGTCCTAAATATGCATTTTTAGATATACTAACATCATATACACTTCCCATATTAACTTGTTTACTTCGTGCCCACTTTTTAAAATTAGTATTTATAAATTCAATATTATACCCTTTTCTTTTATTTCTTATTTCAAAATTTAATACTTTATATTTACCACAATTATTACTTTCATATATATTACCTATTTCAATGTTATACTTTTGATATGTTTCTTTCATAATTTCCTTTCTTATTAATATCCTTCATATTAATATATTATTTATAAAAGTATAACATACTTCAATAAAATTGTCAAGGAGTTATTTTAAAATTTTATTATTCTAAATAAAAAAAACTCATTACATTTATATTATGTAATGAGTTTTATTTTATTATTATTACTATATTATTTAACTATTTTCTACTTGTCAATTGTATACACCTAACCCCTATAAGTCCTACAGTAAACCATAAACCACTTATTAATAACATTCTAATTGGTAATACCATTATATCTAAAAACACCTTAAAATACATTTTTAACACCTTCCTTTTGATTACTACTATAATTATTAATATACTATTTTATAACTCTTCATTATAACTGTAACTATTTTCAATCTCTTCACATGTTAAATAATAATGTTCATTTTCTAATAAATCAGTTACTAATAAATTTAATAACTCATAATTTCCTTCAACTTCTAAATAATTTTCATCCTCAACAACAACATGATAATAAGCATTAATTATATATTGTTCTGAAAAAATTAAATCTTTATCATTTAAAAATTCTTCTAAAGTATCCCAATAAACACCCTCATTATACATATCTAAATTACTTTGAGTTGTCCAGTTTCCACTACCTTTAAATGTTTCTTTTAATAAATCATATAATTCACTATCAAATTCAATATTACCTTTTTTCATTTTATACCATCCTTTTGATTTAATTTCTCTTATGTATTTCCTTGACTTAATTATACTACAAGTAATATGTTAAGTCAAGGAATTTTTACTATTTATTTTATTATTCTATGTTATTTTATTCTATGTTATTTCTATTGATAATTAATATCTTTTATTAATTCATTTGTTAATTTATACTTTATTTCATTCCCAATGAAATCAAACCAATCATCAACATTTTCTAATACATCACAAAATTCTTCTGGTGTTAAATGTTTCATAATATAATCAGTATCAAACATTAATTTTAAAAACTCATATTCATCTACTATACGTATTAAAAACTCTTTGAGTGTGATTTTACGAGCAAATAAGTACTTAAAGAAATCAGTATCATATAAATTTTTATTGTTTAATTTTATAACAGTTTCAGTATAAATTTTTAAATTTTTATAAGTTTCTTCAATGCAATAATTCATACATATTTGATTGAATTTCATTAATTCAGTAAATTGTTTAACTTTTAATTTGTCATTTTTTAATTTGTTATTTTCTAATTGTTTTAATTGTTTATTTTTCAATTTGTCACTTCCTTTTAATATTATTCTAATGTATCCCACTTGTTTAACTAACTTCATTATATCATAGTAGTATAATGAAGTTAACATTTATTTACTTATTTTTATTATTAAAATTCATCTAACCATTCTAAAAATTCATTAATAGTATTATCTGTTATTACTAAAAAATTTGCATACCTTGAATCACTAAAACTACACCATAGTATATAAATTCGATATATTGATATATATTCAATTGAATTATCAATATTTTGTAATTTTGATTTAATTTCATAAATACTGTTTATATACTCATCTGGGATAATTTCTTCTTTTTTTATTTTTTTAAATATCATTGCTGTTAATTTCAATTTGTCACTTCCTTTTTTAATTTTAGAGAATTACTTTTTAATTCTCTTTCCTCTATTTCTAAATATATTATACCACTATTAATATTATAAGTCAAACATTATTTACTATTTAATTTTATATAAAAATTCATTAATTTTATTATTACTTATGATATATCTATATAAATTATTTTTAGTATATAAGTATTCATTATTTTTAAATTTTTTATATATACATTTTTCTAAAAATTCAACATCAACTTTTTTCCATCCTATTGTATACCAATTATTTCTAATTTTAGCTTCTTGATATATTAAAATCTGTTTATTTTCTAATATGTAAGAATTTCTATCATTCAATAAATTACTATTGTTTTTCATTTTAATACCATCCTTTTATAATTTTACTGTATTTCCTTTGATACTCTTATTATACTATAAGTAATATAATAAGTCAAACATTATTTATAATATTTATTTTATTATTTATTTTAATTAATTTTAAATAAAAAAATGCTACTATATTAATATAGTAGCTAAGCAATTGTATATTATAGCAAAAAGGTTGGTACAAAACTATAATATTTTATCGGTAATTAATTACATAAGATATTATTAAATATCATTAGAAATCAAGTATTATACACGCATATACACGCAAGTATAATATCTTATGTTATGAATTTACACAGTATTAAATTGTAGTTGTGTATATACGCATTTATTAAATATTACTGTATTTCTAACATTTTTATGTTTAAGAAATACAGTAATAACAACAGTTTCTTCAAGTGTAAATTATAAATTTTAAGTAAATTATATAAATTTTGTGTAGTCTGTAATATCACACACTATATCAGTTAAACTCATATCAAAATTTATACATATATCATTTAACTTTTTTAAATTTATTGAATAAATACCATTTTTATAATTATGATATGTTTGTTTACTCATGTTATTTAATTCATAAAATTCCTTTTGATACATACCTTTACCATTTCTAATTTTATCAATTTTTTTAAATATTTCTATTGTCTTAACACATATATTATTATTATTATTATTATTATTCATTTTCATCAACTTCTTTTAAATTTTCAATCCCATAATATTCAATAAAAATAAGTAGTATTTCTAAATAGTTTTTATTTTTATAAAAATTTAATATCTCTTGAATAGTGTTAAATCCATTTTCTTTTATATTTTCAATATCTACATTAATACAATCTAATAACATTTTATTATTCATTTTAATACCTTCCTTTTATAGTTTTATTATTATTATTATTATTATTATTATTCATTTCTATCAACTTCTTTTATAATTCTATCTAATAGTAATTTTTCATTTAATAAAGTACCTTCATTAATATTAGAATGTAATTTTATAAATTTTGTTTCTTTAGTAATATCTAATTTATAATGCCAAACTTTATTTTGGTTTCCTCTAACTTTTACTTTATAAGCAAAACCATTAACTTTTGCATTATTTGAGTTTCCATATATTTGTATTGTTTCACTATTTAATTTATTTAATTTTATCATTTTAATACCTTCCTTTATATTGTTTAATAATTTCTCTTATGTATTTCCTTAACTTTATTATATCACTGTATAATATTAAAGTTAAGGAATATTTATTATTTTATTCTATTACTTATTTTATGTTGTTTATTCTATTGTTCACACAATAAACCAAAATCAGTCAACCAACTTCCACCATCCATTAATATATCTCTTCCAAAACTCTTATAATTAAAATATCTTTCAGTAGTTTCACATAATTCTAAAAATTCTGCATAATATTCACCAACATCATACTCATCATCAATATCATATAATAAATAATAATTTCCAATATTTACCAACTCTTCAGAACCATGTATTTCAATTATTGCTTTTACTAAATTTTCATCATCATCACATAATTCATAAATATCAAATAATTCATCAACATTATCATATTCATTAATTTCTAAATTTAAATCATTTTCATAATCATGAATAGCAAACTCTTCATTACCATTTTTATTTAACATATTTTGAATTTCCTCTTCAACTTCTGAACTATCTGAGTAATTATTAAAATCTAACCATTTCCCTACTAAATTCCCATTGTTATATTCTGCTAAATCTGCTACATAAATTTTAAAGTTCATTCTAATACCATCCTTTTAATTTTAATTTAATTTCCCTTATGTTTCTTCCTTGACTTAATTATACTATAGTATATTAATCAAGTCAAGGATTATTTATTTTATTTTATAAATTTATTTCCTTAATAATATTTTATAATCTTTTAATCCTATATCATATTTTATAGAATCTTTATCATCACTTTTTAATAAGCGTGTTATACGTTCAATTTTACAAAATAATTCATGATATAATTGTTCTAACATTTCTTCATAATTTTCATTTCCAATATTTGAGTGAACACAAATTTCTTGTTTTTCACCATTTAAATAATAATATGAAATACCATTTTTTTCTACTGTTAATTTATTTTTAATAAAAACTCTACTTAAAAAACTAATATATGTATTTTTCATATTATAATTTTTAAAGTCTGAGTTTTTATTTATTCTTTTGTTACTATATCTAAAATATTCTTCTACCATTGATTTGTCTAATACTAATTTATTTTTCATTTTATACCACCTTTAATTTTAATTTAATAATCAACTATTGATTATTATTTATTTATCTTATGTATTTCCTTGACTTAATTATACTACAAGTAATATATTAAGTCAAGAAATTTTTACTTTATTTTATAAATATTTTATGTTATTTTCATATCTTAATTTTTCAACTGGTTCATACATAAAGCTTAATAATCTACAATATAACCATCCATGATTGATATATAAATTAGTTTTAAATATTTCTGTATAATCACCTTTAAAATAACATTTAAACAATAATTCAATATCTTTTCTATTTATAATATTTGTGTGTTTTATAAATCTATTATCAACTACAATTTTTTTATACATTTTATTTATAGCTTTTCTATCTATAATAGAATTAATAAATTGTTTATCATTTAATTTTTTAAATTTTATTATTTCTAAATCTGAAAAATATAATGGATAATCACCTTTTATTTTAATTTTGAATTGTTCAAATTTCATATCGGTAAAATAATTTTTTACTTCTTTACTAATAGTAATTTTAACTTCATATAACATATTAACACCATCCTTTTAATTTAATTTATTTTGAATAATTATTTAATAAATTTTCAACTCTAATTATATTCGCTTGAATATTTGTTAATATAAAATCATATTCAAATTTATTCACTTTTGCAATTTCTCTTTCATACCCTTTTACGGTTTTAGTATCATTTGCTTTTGTTAATATTGTAAATAAATTTTTAACACCTTTTGAAAAATAAATACTTATATCATTTCTTTCTTCTTCATTAATTATTTTTTTTTCTAATAACTCAGACAATTTCATTTCTAAATTAGATACTTTTTCACTTTTTAAAATTGTTAATGTTTTTTCTACCATTTGATTTTTAGTCATTTTAATTACTTCCTTTCAATAGTTTATGTATTCCCTTTGATTAATTACAGTATATCACATTGATATTATAAGTCAAGTTTTTTAATATTTATTTTTAGTTTATTCTCATTAATTTTTTCTCTTCCTTTATATAAGATAATTATAACGCTATTTTTACATTAATTATATACTATATAAGGAAGAGAAAAATTATTTTGATTTCATTACCAACTATCAACTGAAAATAATTAAAATAATGTTTGCAATTTAATTAAACTTATGATATACTGTATTTAAGTTAAAGAAGTAAAGAAAAGAAATAGAGAAGTAAAGAAATTAAAATTAAAATTAAAATTAAAATTAAATAAAAAAATAAGTTAAAAAATGATACTAATATAATTTAGTTGGAAAAATTCCACCTCGATAACCACTATCAACGCAAACAATATGGGGAGTATATTTTTTTGGACTTATCGAACATAGTTTATTAATTTTAAAAAAGAGAACAATTGTTCGGAAAACTTCTGTTCTATATTATCGAACACTTGTTTTGTATTATAAAAATTACGAATGTAAAATTAAGATTACAAATGAGAAAAAAGTTACTGAAACGAATTTTCAAATGTCCCGCTGAGCTATGACAATCTGGCGACACTGTCTTGCCGACATAGATTTACATTAAACTATTATAATTAAATTATAATAGTTTTTTTATTGTCTACAATTAATAACATATAGTATTTTATAATAAAAAAAAGAGTGATTATTAATCACTCTTAATTTATTTACTTTATTATATTTTATTATTTATCTACTTATTGTAAAGCTATCTTTTAATGTTAAATCATCATAATATATATTTACTAATATTTTTGTTGAAGTTAAATTAATAACTGATACATCTCCATTAATATAACAGAAATACTCGTCTGTTTTCTTTCCATTCATAAATCCTGTAACCTTATAACCATAGTTCTCAATTTTATTTTCAATAGTCCTATTTAAACTTATAGTTTGTGTTGATGTCGATGTATTAGATGATACATTATTTCTATTGTCATTATCGCTACTTAGATGTGCTATTAATAGTGAGAATAATAATAATATTATCACTATAGCAAGAGTTATACTCCCATCACTTTCTATTCTTTTATTATTATTATTGTTAATAGTATTAATATTATTTTCCATATATTCATCTCCTTATTTATTCTTATAATTTAATATTACTCTTTATCCTCATCTGGAAATCTAACTTCAGTAAATGGTATATCCAATGCCTCATTGTTCTCATCAATCAATCTTAATTCTTCCATTTTATTATCAATAAATTCTTTAGCTAATTCCATAGTTTTAAATTTCCCTAATATCATAGTTTTGTTAGTGCCACCAAATATTTGACCCATAAAATTAATTCCATTATTTATCAATACCTTGAAACATTTGTTATTTTTACGCTCAATCCAAATATTTACACCATACCCCCGCTTAATATATTGTTCATAGTCATTGTTGATTTTTGTATTATTCATATTATTCTCCTTTTCTATTTAACCATTTCTAATAGTTTCTGTATTGTCCAAAATTGAGGACTTATTAAATATGGGATTATTTCAACTAAGCTAAGTATGATAGATATTACTATTGGATAAAACCAAGTTTTCTTTATTAATTGTTTAAATTCTCCTTCTTCTCCGTTGTATTCATAATGAAATATATAAGTTCCCATCATTGTAAATACATAAAGTAAATAAAACAGAAATATGCTAAATGGGATTTCTGTTAATAATTCTTTTGCTATTAAATATCTTCCTATCTCAGGTAAACTTTCCATGAAATTTGCTTTTAAAAATTCAATCCCTATTCCTAATTGACTACTAATTTGCAACAATAATTCGTTTAAACCTTCCATTATTCCATCTCCTTTAAATTTTTAATTTCTCCTAATTTTGCTAACACTATTGTAACATAAGGTGCATCATAAGTCAAATGTTTATTATAATAATTTTTACTTCCATTATTCCCCATATTATATCTCAGTAGACTCTCTTTAATATTATTAGTTTGAATTGTGCTAAAATAATATACTCCTGCCATTACATTATCATAATAATCTAAATAGTCTAACTCTCTCCCAAAATGTTTATTAAGTGTTGAATGATTACATGAATTTACCTGAAATAAACCTTTGTCTACAGTCCCATTGCTATTATGATTAATAGCTTTAGGATTATAATTACTTTCTAACTCTATTAAAGCTAACATGAGTTTATAGTCTACATTATATATATCACATTGTAAATACAAATACTGTTGTTGTTCCATATTAAGTGGTATATTAGGCATATAGAACGTTTTTAATAGTTCAGAGTGTAAATTGTCAATAGACTCTTTAAGTACGCTAATTTCATTGTCTAAGATAGCTGTGAGTGTATCTACATCATCTTGAGCTATTGACAATTCATCTTCATAATAATTTTCTATAATCTTTTGATTATTATATAGTAATGTAATCTCTTTGTGTAAGTCTATTGTTTTTCTAATTTGTGTTCCTATAAATAATATACTTACTAATAATAATAGAGATAATATAAATATAACTCCATTTTTAGTATTAACTTTGTTTCTTTCTGTATAATATAGTCTCTCGAATAATGTTGATTTCATTTTATATTCTCCTTTGTATTAATCATCTAATGATATTAATATTCTATAATTTCCTGTTTTGCTATTTTCACGTCTTTTAATATAAGCTGGTCTCTTATAAAATCTAATAGTACTCTCAGCCACTTTTAATTGATTGGCTATCTCTTTAATAGTGCCCATACTTAATACCTCTTCACCTTTATATAAGGCATATTCTCGTGTCTCATGAATAGTTTTTCTCTTAGTCATATTATCTCTCCTCTCTTTAACTTAAATTTATTATATCATAGCGTGACAAACTTGTCAAATATTTATTATTAAATATTATAATAGTTTATAATAAAAAAGAGAGTAATAATTTCTTACTCTCTTTAAACTTTCAATATTATTTAAGACTATTTTGTAGTTGAGCCTATACCCCCATCAATCTGTAATTTCAACTTCATAATTATACATAGCTCTATATAATTTTTCTGGAATATCTTTTTTATAATAGTCTGCTACTTTTTTAATATATTTTTCTTTATATTCTTTATAAGCATTAAAAGCTAATTTAGGAGTTGAATAATATCCTATAAATCTATGCCCCAATATATCAGTAGGTAAAGATAGAGTGTTATACTGAGTGACAAAAGATTTTTTTTCTTTATCATAAGTTACTCCTATTGGGAATTTACCTCTTGCATCTTTTCGTGTTACAAATAAATTATTTATGTTACTAGGAACAATTATACAAGTTTCAGGGGAGTATAATTTATTTCCTTTTACTAAAATGTCTTTATCTAATGACATTTTTTTGCCTTCTATTTGATAATAATTTTCATCATACCAATCTCCAAATACTTGAAAATTATGCCACTCTTCACAAACTGTGGTATTTTTATATGAAGGATTTTTTTCTTTAAATAATTGGTTATACCCTCTTTCTATCATTCCACTCCAAGTTCCATAACACTTTAAAATTTTCCCTCCTTTTCTTGATACATGCTTCCCTTGCCCTAAATACCCTACTCCATGAACAGAACGTTGATAAGGATTTTTAACTTGTTTTGATATAAAACTTGAATAAGATGTTTCAACAACACCTTTATGTTCATCTTGGAATTCTATAATAATTCTCGTTGAATTTATACATTTAATTATTTTCATAGGAACACCTTTATTAGAAATTACGATTTTACCAATTTTTGATTCAATTGATGATTTTATCGCTATTTTTCTTGTTGAAGGTTTATGTGGACTTTCTACATTTCCTTTTTTAAAGTTTTCATATGTTACTCTAACCATAGTGTTATAACCATCATAAATTTTTACTAAAATATTATGACAATTTTCATATTTAATAATTTCAATTTTACAACCTTGTTTTGACATTCCTGTTTTGCCAACTCTAATAGCAGAAGTAGGGTTGGCAACGCTTCCACTTTTAAATCGGTCATAACGTGTTTTAACTATAAATTTATTTTTATCTTGAAATTCTACTATTACTTTATTAGCTCCATATACTCGACAATTTTCATTATATCGCCTTGATTATTAGTCTCTACTTCTCCAGTTCTTTCTTCTTTCTTTTCCTTTAAATCAGCTCTCATATATACTCCTTGCCTATATTATTTTATTTATTATTCACTTGTAGACCCAAATCCACCATTCCTATCTTCTTTTTCAATTTCGCCATCGTTATCACTAATTAAATATTTAGAAAATATCCCCTGTGCGATACACTCACCTTTTTTAATATGGATGGTTTTATTAGATGTATTCAGTAAACCTAATCCTATGTTAGCTTCATAATCGAAATCTATCACTCCAGTCCCATTTTGTAATACCAACCCTTTCTTAATCGCCAATGAACTTCTAATATATATTTTTAATACTTCATCATCAAGCATATAAGTCTTAACGTCAGTAAATAATAATATTTTACCTTGAGGTGGAATAGTAATTGCCACAGGAGTAGAGAAATCATATCCTGCTGAATATTTAGTTTTTCTAACAGGAAGTATAATTTTTTCCTCTGGATACTTTCTGTGTTTTTTACCTACTACTTTAAATCCTCTTTGTTTAACTTCTTTAGTCTTTGCTTTAGCCATAATTTAATTCTCCATTCTTATTATATTATATAATGATACTATATCATTATTATTATACTAATTCATATACACTAATATATCCCATTATCATTTTAGCTTTTAATATAGTTGATGTTATTGGTTTTCCATATGACTCTTCAGGATATTTTTTTATAAGGAAATATTTATTATATTCTTTAGTCACTTTTGCTAAATAAAAGTGGACTGTTTCTCTATTGTCTATAACAGTTTTTTCTTTAAATCTATATACCTTATTTAATTCAATTTTATTATGTTTAACACTATTCCCTATTTTATATTTTGTTTTTTTCATTATTCGCCCTCTCTAACATATCCTGTTTTAAATGATAAGCTTTCATTATTTTAAAAGTTTCTTCATGAATATCTACAGTTTGAGTATTTATTTCAATATCAAAAGAATATCCTTGGCTTAAATTATCATTATCTTCTCTTAGCATTTCTATTGACTTAATTAATTTAACATACTTATTATCAGTAATAACATCTACAGATACATTATTATCATTTCTTTCTAACATTCTATAAATTTGCTCATTGAAATCACATGTTAATTTAACTATGAAATAATTATTTCTATTACTCTTACTTAATATTTGTTGAAGTCCTTTTCTCTCAACTACTAATACATTATTTTCCTCATTTAATAAATCTTTTTTAAGTATTCCATACCAAGAGCCATAATTATTAACACTCTCAATAAATTCCTCATTTATAGTTCTTTCTACAAATTCTACTTCATTTATAAAATGATAATCTACTCCATCTACTTCATCTAATCTTGGATTTCTTGTTGTATATGATACTATTTTCTTAAAGCCATATATTCTTTTTAACTCATTTTCTAATACAGATTTTCCTGTGCATTTATTTCCTATTATTAATATATTCATCTAATAATTCCTCTCTTAATATTATTATTAATTTCTTTAAGTGTTTCTCCAATATCTATTAAATAACTAACTACATTTATAAGTAATATTCCTATGACAAAATTATCTACTTCTTTATTAATTAGTACTGAAGGTATTACAATGAGCAATGTTAATATTACTCTAATATCTAATAATCTATTCCATTTCATCTCCACTTTCATATTATCCCTCCTCAACTTCTATATATAATTTATCCACTTCCATGTCAAGATTAGGATGAATAACTTTTCCATCTGGCTTAATTGGAAATTCTATAATATCTAATTCTATAATATTAACATTGCCATTAACTCTTAAATTATATATTCCAAATTTATTTTCAATATTTAATTCCTCTCTTAATCTATTAGCAACATAAACAACAAGTTCATCATCTTCAATACCATGTGTAGACTTATAGACTAACTGTCCTAATAATACAGCCATGCTTAAACTTCTTATTGTTATAGTTTCTCTATTAATTTCATAAACTCTTTTTAACATATTATCCCTCCTCAGTTATTTTACTTTTAGTTAAAATCTCATTAAATTCTTCTCTATTAACTAAATAAGATATAAATTCTCTCCACTCTGGTAATTTATGATTATGTCTTTGTATAGCCATTGTTTTAATTTGCTCAAGATTTAATGTAATTCCCGCTTTAAGTTTTAGCCCAGATGGATGAGAGTATATTAAATTTAAATAATTCTCTTTAGTAGGATTATTATTATATATCTTTTGTAATTCTTTAAGTCTATTAATAATTTCTTTGTCTACATAATTGATAAACATTCCATCACTATCTAAATTAAACTTAGCTAATTTATGCATAGTACTTTGAGATGAAATAATTTCTTGGTGATGATAACGTTGAAATTGAACCCAGAATTTAGTTGTTGCGGTTAATTCCATATATACTAATACACCTTTAGCTACACAACTATGCCCTGAGCCTATAGGACTATTTATTAAACTTTTGTAAGTATTAGTTACATCAGTATTAGGCTCACCCTCTTTAGTCCACATTGGTAATTTTGAAGCTCTAATGCTATCTTCTAAAAATGCTACTTTAAAATTGTTAATTGAAATATAATTTAACTCACTTTCTTTAGTTATTTTCATTTTATCTTCTCCTTTTAATAGTTTAATATAAATCTTCAGACAATCTATTTAAATCGTCTAATATCTCTTCTTTTGTATAATTATCATCATTCTCAATTTCTTCAATAATATTATTAACAACGCTTTCAATCTCATCTAATATTCTATCTACAGTTTCAGCATCATATACTTCAGTTGCTCCATTATTAATTTTATCCCTATACATTCCCATTAATTTCACTCTCCTTAAATTCAATATGGCTCAATATAACGCTTATACAGAGCTTTTAATACTTACAGGTCTAATAACACTCTGACACCCTAAAACACTCTAAAAACAGCTTGTAGGACGTCATAGCACTATATACTTGTTATTCTAACTCTCAATATTGTGTTGTCTTGTTGATATATCTTATTATACACTAATTAATATATACTGTCAAGAAAATAGTTATTATTAATGTTGATAAATTAATGTTGATAAAAATAAAGGTACACTTAGTATTAATTCCAATACTGAGTATACCAATTTACATTACGTATGATATCATCTATATTATTATCACTATTATTAAATAATATATCAATAAAAAATGGGAACATATTATCACCTCTCTTAATATTATTATGTTATTTTAACACTAAGAGAGTGTATCATATAATAATAATTTTGTCAAGTTTATCACAGGATAATATAATAGTTATTCTATGAGGTTAGTTAAATTATTAATAATATCCAATAATTTATCAATTTTATCTTTATAATACTTAATGTCATTATCCTTATTATCTTTAGTGATAAATTCTACTTTAGGTGATGATACTTCTGGCATAGGAATAATAGTTTGAGTCTTTGGTAATGTAAACTTTGGAATAACTGGAGACCATACACACTCATCGAATACAGTATAGCAAACAGAACCATTTGAAGTTCCCCAAATAATCTTTAAACTACTATTTCCCTCATTTCTTTTATGTGTTAACGATACCGTATCATTAACAGCATCCCCATATACTCTATTATCTTCAATACAAATTAATTCTTCACCTTGATTATCAATTAACCAATTTACACATTGCTTAATACCTTGTAATTTTTTCATTATTATTTATCCTCCTTATTGGCTTCAATTTCAACTATTTCAAATACGCCTTGTCTAAAAGGATGCTCAGTAAAACCACATTTTTCACAAATAGCTTTTCCACTTTCCCATTCAATTAATTCAGATTCTCCATTTGTATTTACTACACAATCACCATCAATCTTACAATGAATATAATCTGTTAAATTTCCGCATGATGGACATTTCCATTTTTTCATATTAATTATCCTCCTCTAAATTTCTATTAGCATCTTCAATTATTTCATTTAATATTACAAATTCATCTACATATAATCCTACTACAATAAATTCTTTATTAACCACTGTCTCATTATATTCACTAATATCAATGTCAACCTCTAAGTCAAGTTCATCATATTGTAATTCAGTAATACGTTTAATTGTTATTCCTGACTGTGGTGAATTATTAACCAATTTAAAATTAATAGTATCATTAATTAATAGTTTCATATTATCATAAATATTATAATCTAATTTAGTAAGTTTACTATTATTATAAAATTCACTAAAGTTCATAATTATATTCTTGTATGGATTTATAATTATAAAACCATTTTTATTATTTTTAATTAACACCCATTTATTCATTGTTGTTACTCCTCCTCTATATTTAATATATCTGATATTAATGTAGGCTCAGGGTTACCCATTTTATTATTCTTTTGGCATTGTGTAAATAGCGTTTTCTTTAGAAAGTTTTACTAATCTGTCTAACAATTCATATGCGGGTGGTGAAAATTCTATACTCATATGTGACATTATTACTTTATCAGCATAGAGTTCACAAATAAAATTTTCTATTTCTTTCATAACTTCTATTGCTCGTTCTACTGTTTTGTAATTACCTAATACATAATGTGCTTCATTACTTTCCAATTCTTCTGAATTTACTAAAATAATTGGTGATGTTGGTATACCTATGATTTCAGTTTGCGTTTGATAATTTAAATTTATACTCCCATAATTTCTAATGCTTTTTCCATCTTGACTTTTAATTATAATCATTTTAATTATTCACTCTCCTTATTCCAACACGTTTCACAACTAATACCTCTACATCCTACAATTTTATTTTTATTATAATTAATGTTATCATATATTGCTGAATCAATGTCACAATTAACATTACCGCAATATAAATCTTGAGGACAATAATCTAAATAAGTTTTTAAATCAAACTCTTCTAACCATAATAATTCATTATTTTCTATGTCATCTTTTAATTTTTCTAATTTAGTCATATTAATTAACTCTTCCTTTCTAAAATATTTAATATTTCAACTAATGTAAATAATATACCCATTAACATAATAAGCATAAGATTTGTTTCGTTTAGTCCATGAGATACTATTAATATAATTAAATTTAATGTTACTGATATAGTTATTATTGTACTTGTTTTCATGTTAATTATTCCTCCTTATAATTTCTAAAATTTATACCCCTAAAATATTAAATAAACCAATATCCATTAATACAATAGTTATTAAAATTAATGCTGTTGTTTCGCCAATTGATTTTAATACAGTGTAATTCAATAATGTTATCATAATTATTATTATAATTTTTCTCATTTTAATTATCCTCCTTTGATTTTAAATTTAAATTATTCCCATTTATTTCCTACAACTTCAAATTTATAACTTTCTTCAATAGATAATTGTGGACTATAAGTCTTATCCTGTACACAAAACATTCCATGTTTAAATTTTACTATTGAATAAAATGTTTTTGTTAAATACTTATATTTAACCATATCCCCTGTAAATATTTCTTTGTCATTTTTATCATTAAGTCCTGTGTATTGCATAAATATAATATTATCTCCATATTTATCGTTAGGATAAACTTTTCTTACTTCACCATTTCTTTTTAAATGAGCTGATATAATTTGATTATCTGCCCAATCAATAGCAACAACTTCATACATTTTCTTTACGTCAACATACCATGCTCTAAATTTAGTGTTTTCCATTTAGTCCTCCTTTGATAATAACTCTGGGTTATCGTGAATGTTGCCTATGATTTCAACATCTTCATTTATTTCATTTAATAATATAATTATATTTCCTAATGTTACATAAAAAGTTCCTTCATCATATAATACTAACCCTACTTCATTAGTATCTTCGTCAGGGTCATATACTATATCGCCTGAGTATATTTCTTTGTCAGATATATCGTTAAGTCCTGATGACATACATACTGTACCATTTTTAACAGGTTGATTAAAATGTCCCCAAGAAATTCTTTGAGAAAATTTACTATAATATGCAGTGTCATTTGGCATATCATGAATTAAATCTCCATATACCCATTCGTTACTACTTGTTAAACCTCTAAATTTAATATTTAATTCTTTCATGTTAATTATTCCTCCTTGTAATCATCCTCAATAACTGTATAATACTTTAAAAGTATATTCCAATAAATTTTACCTTGTTCACCTTCATTATTCCAATTCTCATTCCATCTTTCATCAGTTAATTCTGTTCTTACCCAATAACCATTTTCGTATGATATACCTATTGTATGCTTAAAAAATTTACCTGTTGACATATTTCCAAAATGTGTATATAATTGCTGTGTGCTCTCCATAACACTATCAGAGTATATTTCTATTCCATTTTTATCTTTGTAGCCTGAGTATAAGCTTACTGAGTCGGGATAGACCTCATTGCATTCAAGTATTAAGCCTTCTGATAAACCATACCCAGCTATCCCTGAAAATATCCAATGTATTTTCTCCTTGCTCTCATATCCTCCATCTCCACTACAAACATAATAACCATATACCCATTTATTAGTTTTAATAGATTTACCTCTAAATTTAATTTTTAATTCTGACATTTAATTATTCCTCCTTATTTAATAATAACTCTTCTTTAGTTAATTCTTCTTTTAATATTGATATCTCTTTAAGTCTCATTTTTTTTAGTTATTTGTCTAATTATTCTTATCTCTGAATTTCTCATTTCTAATCTATTTAAAGTAGAAGTTCTATAATTTAAATATACTCTATGTTTTTCTATCCAATATTTTGTTATATTGTTTATTTTCAAATATTCTTGAAAATCGTCTTTATATTTCTCATGAATAGAGATAATTAAATTACCATTTTTAAATTCCTCTAAATTAAATTCTAAATCTTGTTTATTCATTATTCAATTGCCTCCTTTTGATTAGTTTTTTTTATTTAATAGATTATTGAATTGATTAATTACCTCTTTGATTAATTACCTCTTTGATTAATTATTATTATATAGTATAGTGAGAATATTGTCAAGAAGTAATTTATAAAATAAATTGTAATTAAAAAAACCAGACTATAATTATGCTGTAGTGGCATAATAGTCTGGTTTTGGTAAGAGTGGTATTAAATTGTATTAGGAAATTCAGTGTTAGTTTTATTCAATGTTATTATATTTGAAAGGTTTTCAATATAGCTAAATTCCCACCCTTTATAATCTTTCTTCCCAGCAAGTAATATCCGACTAAGTTTCTTAGGCTTTATTATTCCAAAACGATTAATAAATTTTTGAATACTGTAAGAATAGTAAACATTACCTTCAGGAGAAATTGCTTTAAATATTGTTTTTTTATTTGTCCATATAGAATTAATTAATTTAATTTTTAATTCTCCACTATAGTTTAAAAATGATGTTTTACTTGGAGTAACAGGGATATACATATCTTTAATACCAATAAATTGATTTTCAATATTATATGGAGTTATTCCTTTTGGGAAAATATCTACATATTCACAATACCAACCATAGTATAAATGTTCTTTACTTCTTTTTAAGCCATTTTCTATACCTTTCCGAGTCATAAAGTCTAATTTTTTTGCCATATCTGTTAAATTAAAATGATAATATATAAGTTCTCCATCTGGAGATGTGAGTTTAAATAGTTTTTGTTTATGAGGTTGATACATATAGTTTTTAGTCCCACTTGTCCACATGCAATCATCCCTACTATATATATCATTATGTTGAGTATAATTCTTATAGTCTTTATCTAAAGAAATTTCATTCTTATAAAATTTTTCTTTATCCCAATTAGGCAACTCTTGTATGTCATTTAGAAAATATTCAAAGCGATGCCATCTCTCATCTACTGTAATGCCTAAAGCACCATAAGTATTATATTTCTTATCATTTTTATTATAACATCTATTAATCATTCTTTCCCAAAAAGAATATTCTTTCTCATAATTAGCAATTACATTTTTTACATACCCTATATACCCTATATTTCCCACATTTGGTTTTAGATAATCTTTAATATTACATCCATCTCTAGGGTGTGTTCTCATGGAAGTTTTATACCCTGTTTTAATAAATTCAATATTATAAATAAATCTCCCCTTATCATTTTTTCTTTTGTCTACAATTTTAAATCTCCCTGATTCACAAGATTCATAAATGTTTCCAATTTTTACAAAATTTCTTTTATTACTCATAATTTGTGTTCCCCTTTCATTCCCTATTAATAACTTCACTATGGGAACAGTATACCACACATATGTTCTTTTGTCAAGAAAAATATATAAATTTATATAAATAGAGAAAGTTTGTAATAAAAAAAGAGAGATGATTAATCTCTCTTTAAGGTTTATATTTATTTAATTAAAATCATAAAACACTCTTTCTGATAATTCTTTTTTTCTTTCTCCACTAAATGAATCTTGTTTAACTAAGTATCCTACTATTTTAATTCCTTTAGTTACTGACTTACCCCCACAGATAGGACATGTATCACCAAAGAAACTGTGGTCATTCGCACATATATCTATTATACTTATATAAGAATAGTATTTAACACCTTTTTTTGCTAACCCTTCTGTAAATGCCCAAGCATCTTCAAATGTATTAAAGTTTTCCCCATGATTAAAATGCTGGATTGCACCGCCACCACAGAAGTCATCTAATCTTGCTGTCTCAATCCTATCAAAAATATCAGTGTTTTGATTTAACGGTATCCATTGATTGCCATAAATATTATAGCCAACATCTAAAAGCTTATTAATCTTTCTATTACCAAAATATAATCTGTCTTTTTTGTTAAGCTTGATTGAAGCACTCTCCGCAGGTGATTGTTCCACATTTGACATATACCCGTATAATTCTTTTGTCTCAGAATTTAGTCCATTAATCAACCCAAACATTTTATCTGCAATAGAGAAACCATCTTCATTATATTTTACATTATTCTCTTCATCATGGTCTATTCCACCTAAAATATCTATTGCTTCAAATACTCCATTAATACCAACAGTGGCGAATTGTCTTTCAAATTGCATTAAACCATGTTTATACAAAGGTAATAGTCCACGTTTATCTAATTTCTTTAATATTTTTCTATGAGCAAAATGATACTTGTGAATAATATCTACTGACTCTGTTATTAATTCTTTAAAATTCTCAATATTATCGCCTTCCATATCATCTGCTAAAATAGCATGCCTAACTAAATTAAGAGTTACCACTTTAGTTGACCCTACATTTAAATCACTACCGCCTATTGAGTTAAAAGTAGCTCCCTCACTTAGCTCATTAGTATCAGAAACTAATCTACAACAACTCGCAACTCCTGTGACTTCTTCCACATTCATAATATTAACATCATTAAATCCGTATTTCCAATTATGATTAACTACCATTTTAGCAGTTTCTTCGTCAACATATTTTCCATCTTTAAAGATTAAACTTGCTGAAATTACTGGGAACGTGTGCCATTTTACTTGTCTTAATTGTCCAATATAATCTAAAAAATCTGCTTGAAAATCCATTATTTCATTAAGATGAGATAAAATAGGAGTTCCATCTGGATAATTTTTATTATTAAAGAATTTAGCCATATGGTCTATATCTAAAATTGATATATTGGTATAAGCGGATTGTATCCCACCTTTTAAATATGGCTGATTTAAACTATATACAAACTCTTGGAATTTTTGTTCTCTATATTTTTTTGTGTTTTCTTCAGTCATGTCGGCAGTATCTTTTTTAAAAAAATAATAAGCATATATAACATAATCAGGTATACCCACAGCTCCACTCGCTTGATTAGTAGCATAGCTAATAAACTCTAATGTATGATGATTAAATGTATCCCAATGTTTAGGACTACTTGCTTTCATTTCAGTTAAAAAATGTAATCCCTTTTCAACTATTGTTTCCAAACTATAAGCAAAACAATATGGTTTGTAACTTGAATCATGACTATCATGTTCATAAATTCTACCATTAATATCATATTCTAAAAATTTCTGAGCCACTTCTAGCCCAAACTCTTCTTTCATTTCAATAAATATTTTATTTCTACTTAAAAGCTTTCTAAGTGGTTTCTGAGACTCATTTAACATAGTATTAATATTTTTATCACTAACATTTGCATTGTCATCTATTGTTGCATCTGCAACTGTTGTACTATTCATAAAATCTGCGAAAAATTTACATGTATCTAATTGTTCAGGTGACATTCCTGAAATATCCATCATTTCTGTTCCATATTTGCTGTGTAAGTGTTCTAACTGTTCTTTAAATTGTTTGTCTAACGTCATTGGGAAATTATAATTCATTTTAATCATCCTCTCTTACTCTTTCAAGTCTATTGGTTTTAGTTTACATTTATTATTAAAATCATAAATATATTGATTAGTGCTTGCTGGAAGAGTGTTATTAACATGTAAATCTTCATTGTATGCTCCTAATACCCCATAATCAATATATTTAATTTTTTCAATATCTACTTCATTTGCTAATTCTTCAAGAGTTCTCCATGAATATAAAATAGTAGGAATATTTTTATATTTTTCTTTAAAATATTTACTGACTTTATAAACAATATCTATATTATATTTAGCTGTAGGTTCTCCCCCAAGAAATACTAATGTTGTATTTTCATTAAATTCTTTTGCTCTTTTGTAATCATTTTCTATCTTATTTATTATAATATTTATATCATAATCTTTTTCCGATTTTTCTTGAAGTTCATAGTTATGACAGCCTTTGCATTTAATTGGCTTATCACACCCTGTTAAATATAAAGATATTGCAGGTTTTCCTAGCCCATTTTTTAAATTGTAGTCTATTATATATCGCATTTTAATTGTGCCTACCTTTCACTATTCCACTATCGCCCTAAATTTTAGGGGTATTTACTATTATATCACAACTCACTATTTCTGTCAAGTTTTATACGGGATTATTTAAATTTAATAACTATACTATCCATCTATAAATTGGTTCACCTTCATATCCATTCTCAAATACATACCAACAAAGAAACATTGCTCCACTCCAAGCTTTATTGGTTTTAGGATTTAAATTAATTCCACCTCTCCAACAATTAATTCTACTTGAAGAACCATAAATATATTTTAATGGCATATCTTTTAGTTTTTCGCTTCTATTTATTCCTTCTAATAATTGCATTTTAGCAAGTATTACTACTGTATTAGATATTTCAAGTCCTTTTTCAATAAATTCTACTGCATATTTAAAAGGAGGGTTTGTTATAGTTAAATCAAATTTTTCTGTTATTTCATCTTCAAGAAAATTAACTACTTTATCTTGATAACCTCTATCAATTAAATCCCAACTGTATACATTATCATTAAATTCTTTTAACACTTCACTCATATGACCTTCTCCACAAGCAGGTTCTAACACACTTTTAAAATTTGATATATCAAAATAATCTTTTAAAAATCTTCTAGTGTCATTTGGTGGAGTTGCATAATAATCATTCTCTTCTCTGTCCCAATTATTACTTTTGCCTCCTGTAAACATTTTAGCTTTATTTATCATTTTCACTATTTATTTCTCTTTCTACTCTACTCAAATACATTAACAATCTCAAATACTACACCTTCATCAATTCCGCCAATTTCACCTCTTGCTAATTCATATCTACCTTCTATTCTAAATAAAAATCTATACATTCTATCACCTTGACCATTTACTTCTTCATCAACAACTTTTCTTATATCTCCAGCTACTATATCAGTTTGCTCAAGACTTTTCAGAAAATGCAAATATTTATTCTTTTTCTTTTTCATAATATCTCTCCTGTCTATTTTATATATTTTTTATGCATACATATTAAACACTGTTTATTATTAACTCTATGAGGTGTATTTTGTCCACATTCTTCACAATAAAGTTCTTCTATTTCTCCTCTGGCTTTTGTGTAGGCTAGCGTAGTTATTATTACATCTTTTAAAAATTCAAAAATTAATTTATCATTAAAATAACAACTTGCTTCCATAGTGTCTTTTGATAATATGCTTATATTTTCTACAGTCATACTTTGCTCATTCTGAATTAATTGATAAGCATTTCTTACAATTTTACTTTCTATACTATCTTTTTTACATATGTTGATTTCCAATATTTTCCCAATTTCAAATAAACCTTTTATTCTATTTAATAAAATCTTTGTTTCACTTACAGTCTCCTCAATATCTCTCGTAATTATTTTAAGAACGCTAAATTCTTCATTGTCCTCTACCTCATAGAATTTTTTAATTAACTCAATACTCCAATTTTTATGTTTTCCAAGTTTAAAATTAAACCCTTTTAATCCCATTATAAAATAAGCTGTATTATCTTTTACTACAAAATTATCATCTTCAGTATTTTTACCATCATTAAAAATTTTAACAACATCACCAACTTGCATTACCTCACCATTTTCATATGTCATATCAGTAACATCTCCAACAATACCATATTTATAAAAATCACATTCAGTAAAATTACAATCTGTGTTTTTATGTACTATTATTCTTGTACTCATATTATCTTCTCCTTTTTATCTTTGATTTAATCCCACCAATTTTCTATTTTACTAAAATTTTCTCCTATTGAATTAAATACTTTTGTATAATTATTACTCCAAGTTTCATAATCATTACCTTCAATTAAATTACTATACTCTTTAACATCTAATTCAACATTTAAAACCTTATGAATATTATCTCTCATTTCTAATATCTCACTCTTAATTTTCTCATCACCTACATGAATAGTATCAACACACCAATGTTTTAACATATAATTTAATTGATGTTCCATTAATACTAATAAAAACCCATAATCCCACCATCTATTTTTCCATATGATAGGTAGCCAATAAAATAACTGTTTAATACTATCATTAAATCTTCTTATCTTACCCATATTTTCTCCTCTCTAAACACAATTACTTTCTCACTACAGTCATTATACCATAGTAAGAAAGTAATGTCTATTATTTTATTTAATTATTTTATTATTTATCTATTTATTATATAGCAATCATAATTATAAAGAAACCAATAATTACAGGTATTATTATTGGACTTAATACCCAAAACCAACTCCATGCTATTATATTAGTTAATTTCAACGCTATAAATACAATAGTTAATAACTCTAAAAACCCCATTCCACTATTACTATCATTATTATCACTCATTGTTATTATCTCCATCAACTTCAGTCTCATCATTTTCTTCAGTCTCTTCACCTAATTTATCTACTATCATTTTAATAGTAGCTACTTCAATAAAACTATTTATTAAAGGCTCAATACTAAAATCTTTACTCATATAATTTTTCTTATAAGCTTTTATATTATTTTTAATAAATTTATAAAAAATTGACTCTTTATCTAATAACTTAACTAACTCCATAATATAATTTTTAGAATCTTTTTTAGTAGCTTTACAATATCCCATTTCTCTAACTCTTTTATTATCTGATTTATCACTTTTTAAATAAACGTCAATACTCTCTTCATCTACTAATACCTCTTTTAAATCATCAGTCAACATATTTTTTAAATAACTATATTCACCATTAAGTATATTTTCTTTTAAAGTTACAAACTCAATTTTAAATAATTCATACTCACTCTTTGCCATTATTATCATCTCCTTTTAATATTATTTAACTATATTATTATACTCAATATAATTTTTAATTACGCCTCTTTTAGTTATCCAACTAACTCCTCCACTAACTGAAGTATACCCTTGATGTGGCATATCTTTAAAAATTTCAATTAACTCTTGTTTACTTTTTAATTTACTTTTTATATAATACCCTCTATTATTTTTAGTAACATCTTCAATTTCTTTTACAGTATTAATACTTGCTCCAAGAATAAAAAAATCTGCATTATGTTTATCAGAAGGCTTTATAAAAGTAAAGTCATCAGTTTCATACTCGTCTATTTTCTCTCTTAAATTAATATTACTATCATCTTTAGTCCATATAAAAAAACTTGTTAATACATTATACTCTTCTCCATTATTAATAGTAAAAGAATCCTTTGGTAAATCTTTAATCTCTATTAATTTATATTCACTTGGGAATACTTGTTGCATATTATATTTTTTATACACTTCAGGTAAAATAAAAGCAATAGTATCAAAATTAAGCTCTATGCATTTATTAATAAAACTCTTAGACAATTTATTTCTTTTACCAAAAGGAGGATTACCTATTGCTATTTTCTTATTACCTTTTATCTCATTTACAGTAAGCCAATCTTGTTTAATAATATTCTTACTATCAGGGAGTATATCAAAAGCAATTGTCCTATTTGGTAAATATTTTAAGAAATTCCCTTTCCCAGCTGAGGGTTCTACTATAATATCATATTTATCTAAATTAATTAATGATACACATAATTCGCATATTTTATCTTTAGTATAAAATTTATCATAGTCTACATCTTTACTATACATTAAATTTCCCTCACTCTCTCTATTATATTATTTGCTATTTCTTTTGCAATTCCATTATACATTATCTTATAAGCTTCATATGGAATACTATTATCTAATATCTTATTGTTTAATTTTATATTTTTACTATAAGCAGTTTGAAACTCTATATCATGCATTTCTCTATTTGAACAACCTTGTATTCTTAAATCAGACTCTTCTACTATATAAGTGACTCCTGTAGACTCATCAAAGCTAATTAATCCATCATACTCACTCTTACTATACTGTCTACATAATAAATAATCTTCCTTATGTCCTGTAATTGTTATTGCATAAGTTTTATTATTAATTCTTACTATATGTCTATTAGTACCAGATAATATATCTGTCTGATACCCTAAATCACTTAAATATCTTACAAAAGAAACTGTTGCATTAGAAGGTTGTGTTATTCTTCTTGTTAACATTGTTTTTAAATTCTTATTCATATTTTTTCTCCTTAATAATTATCCTATTTGGTTGATAAATTAATTATACTATAACCTTATTTTAATGTCAACAGTTTATTTTATTATTTTAATCTACTTATAATCTTTTAACTCAATCATGTTAATATTAACACCATCAGGCATTACACTTTTAACAATTTTACTTGTCTTTCTATCTTTGCTAATTACTTTAACTGATAAACTTGATTCACCATTATTATGATAAGTTTTATATGAGAATACATCAATTTGCATCTCTCTTAATTTATCAATACTTGGCTGTAAATCTTCTTTCTTACCTTTATATGTTATTATTAATAACCATACACTTGATTTAACTAATAATTTATCTAACTTATATGATAATAACTTACCTATAAACCCACCTAATGCAACTAATAATATTGTTATCATAGAATTAGTTTGCAATATTTTAGTAATAATACTAAAGAATATTAATGTACTAAAGAATTTTACTATTGCAGAAGGTAATTGCTTATTCTTCCCTGTTAATATCATACTGAACGATGTTAATAACTCATCAATCATCTTGCCTACGAACGCTAATAACATTGATTATCACTCCTCTCTCGCCTCTGTATGCTCATAGCCACTATTCCATCCTTTCTTTTTCTCCTGTTCTTTTCTCATATTCTCAAAGAGTTTATGATATTCTACAATATCTTCAAATATCTCATCAGTACCATAAATATAATTAACATAAGTTTTATTAATTTTATAGTCTTTTTTCTTTTGCATTGCTTTATATCTCATTTTTATTAATTTCTTACTTTTATTCCCAAAAGTATTTCCATATTTTCTTACTACTTGGTCAGGAGTATATTCATCTATTGCACATTGTTTTAATATTTCTAAATCTTCATTAAGCCATGCAGTATTTTTCTTTACAGCTTCTAATTTAATAGCATGAGTTGCTAACCAATCTTTGCCAATAGAGAGATTAGTATCATCTGTTGAATGTATCCTATTCCATACTTCTCCAAATGACACATAATATGAATCACTTTGATGTCTAAAAGCCATTATATAGCCACAATATATATTTTTCTTTTTAGATATTTCTTTAAACTTTAATAACTTTTTAGCCTTAATTACACCATAATTATGCACTATTTTATTACCATTTTTATCTGTCATAATCTGCCCTATATCAGAAAGAACATTATCATTTTCATCATAACTATTAAAAAATTGTACTTCATAATTTGGGATTAAAGAAATATAATCATAATAACTTTTCTTTGTGTCAAATATAACATCAATAATATATAAATTAGAATCTTTAAATACTACTATATCTCCAGCCATACCTTTAGCTAATTTTGATTGTCTATATTGTATAAAAGTATTTGGAATAGTTGAGAATGAATCTACTAAATCATTTACATACAATTTCATTAATTCTTTTTTATCATATAATTCATTAATATCAAATTTTCTTTCTCTCATTAATTATCACTCTCATCTTCACTCTCATTATCTTCATTATAGTTATTATAATCATCATCACTCATTGCGTCAATAGGTGCATAACCATATTTAATTTTAAAATCATATATATCTATTTCATAGTTTTTTAATCTAAGGGTTTTATTTATAGTCCCATCTTCATTAAATCTATATATTCCTTTATATTGTTCTTGTTCTTCTTCAGAAAATACATAGTCTAAAGGGTAAAAATATTTATCAGTTTGTTTAATATTGCTGTAAATATTCCTCTCTCCCATAAAAGTATTAATATAATCTGAGTATGGAAAATTCCTCTTTTTCAATGAAGCTGTTAATTTAGGACTTAAATATATTCTTGATTTACTACCATTTTTTTCTTTTATATTTACATACAACCCTAAATGATTATGTTTTAATTTTTTCTCATATATGTGAGTAACACAACCTTCTACTTTCTCTGGATTTCTAAATATAGTATTTAATCTTGGAACTCTTGATTTAAATATATTAAAATCATCTCTTATTACTGTTAATATATAAGGCTCATCAAAATCTCTTGTTAGTATTGGTAATATTTTTCTTTCATATCTTAATTGCTTTCTTTGTAATTTTGTTAATTTTCTTGCTCTCTTGAAATTCCTTTCACTTTTCTTTTCTAAGTCTTTTTTTTCTGTCATAGATTACCTCCTTATAAATAAATACTTTAATTGTCTACTATATTAGTATAGCACAATTAAAGTATTCTGTCAATTATTATTCAAATATTTTATCCCAAGTACAATCTGTTTCATCTATATCATCTCTCCATTGTATTAGTCTTGGGTGTCTTAATTTATCTTTATCTACACTCATAGCTTGTACAGTAAATGGTCTACCTAAATATTTATTAGGATTTAATTTAATATCGATTAACATATCTTCAGTTAATCCACTTGATACTCTGCCTATTGAAATTAAACCTCCATCTTTATATACTCCATATTCAATAGACCCAATCCACTTTTTATAATATGCTTTAGTAATAGGAATTTTAACATTATTTTCATATGAGTAATATAACCAAGTATCTATATTTTTATTTTTCCATGCATACTCTTTAGTAGGTGGTAAGAAACTTAAACAAATAACATCATGACTTTCTTCAGTTTTAAATTTAATAATAGAGTCAACAGGTCTTTTCCCAGCCATATATAATGCATCTCTTTTTCTAAGAATAGTACCCTCTTCACCTTTATCAAAATTATTTTTGATATATTCTTCTAAATTATCAAATGTAGCTTTAGCATAAGAAATATATTTATTATCTATTAATTCTTTTGTCTCTGAAATAAGTGCTAAACTTTTATATCTTGAGTAATGATTATACTCATCTTTAACAAAATCTATTCCATCATACTCTAATATATCAAACATATAAAAATGTAGTTTACCTTGTTTCTCTTGTCTTTCTAAAGACTTCTCTTTCTTACAATTATATAACTTAGCTACATCTTTACTCGTACCATTAGGTATAAATAACTCACCACATATAATAGTTCCATTAGGTAATTTACTATCAAGAAATTCCATTATATGAGGTATATTCTCACCTTTTTCTTTTAGGTAACCATTTTTAGCTATATTCCTACCAAATGCAAAACAATTACCTTCACTGTCTTTCTCAAATGTTAAATAAAATCCATCAATTTTCACTTGTCCAAAATAATCACCTGAGTTAAACATAGCTTGTTTATACTCTTCATTATCTCTACTTTTAGTTAATTTAGCAGGCTTATGAGGCAGGTACATTTTAGCATATTGATATTTCTGTTTTAAATTTTCTTCCATATTAATCCTCCCCTTTTAGTTTATCAATTGAAATTTCTTTTTCAATATTTTTACCTACTCTAATTAAATACGATTGTATTTGCATATATAAATCAATTTTAATAAATTCAATAATATTATAAGCCATAAATCCTACTTTATTAAATATTATTTCATCTTTCTCATACATTACAGTATTTTTATAATTATTTTCATAACAAGAATTACCATACTCCGAAAATCCTAATATAGAGCTATATTTATAATATTTTAATAAATTATATTTTTTAGCTAATAATTTAAAATCTTTGAAGTTTCCTTTCGTAAATTTTTTGCAATCTTTAGCTTCACTTTTGTGGGTAAAATAATTTATTATTATTAAAAAAATACTTGTTGATATTATTCCTAATAATATAAAAATAATCATTAATAATAATATTCCCATTAACGTACTCATACTAATTCCTCCTTTACTTATTCTCTACAATAGCCCTATGACGTCCTAAGAGGCGTTTCTAGCCACTTTAATCATCTTGCCATAGTTTTAGTCCTCTGGCTATTATCTCCTCTGAAATCACGTTTATAAACGCCATATCAGTTAAATTACTAATACCCAATTCTCTTGATGTTAAATATTTAAGTAAATTAACTAAATGTACATAAGACATATCTTTAATTTTAATTCCTATGCAATCTTCAGTAATCCATTTAATCTCATTCCCAGATTCCATTATTACTTTAGCATTTAATACATCTTTAGCATCTACTTTATTCATATTTATCACACTCTCCATCATTTTTTTGCTTATTCCACTTTCGCCTATTACTCCAACTCTAAGTGTTCGTTTATTCATAGTATCTCCTTTAATTTAATAATATTATAACACAGTATTAAATACTATGCAAGTATTAATTATTAATTATTTGTCTACGTTCTATTTCCTCTGCAAATTCAACATAATCAAATAATTCTAATAAATCATATTTATAGTGTATATATTTATCATTTATCTTATAGCCTTCATCTTTCTTAATTTTATTAAATTTAGTTCTAATAGATTGTTTACTTCTATTCCATTTACCTTCTATCCTACTATAACATTTATCAAAACTTTCTTCATTTAAAATACACTCTTCTAAATAATCCATTTCAATATTCATCCAATATTTAGAAACTAACTCTTCATCTAATCTTAAACAATTATCCTCTAAATAGTCAATGTGTATAGATTTTCTAGTTATACTCTTATCATTAACATAATCTAAAAATTGTTTCAAAGTCATATAATAAACTAAATGATTAAAATCACCTCTGAACTCTAATAAAAAACCACAATTGACTCCATTAATTTTAGCTTTTTCTATCATTTTTTCAACTTGTTTACCATCAATTCTACCATACTTACAAATGTATTTATTACCATTTTTATCAGTTTCATAAACTTTACTCACACTAATAGATTTACCTTTTGTAGATTTAGCCTCAAGATAAATCTTAGTAGGTTTTCTATACAAGGTAAAGTCAGCAATATTAATTACTGACTTTAATTCAATACTATCTTTAATTCTGAAAATATCTATATTATCTCCTGTAACAACAGAGTCAAAAATATCTGACTCAAATTTCTTCCCAACATTTTTTGCCATAGTTACTTCTCCTTAATCTTCATTCTCACTAATATCATCTTCATATTCATTATCTAAAGTGTCTAATATATTATCAACAGTACCATAGTCTAAAAAATGTCTTAAATAAGCTTGACTTAATACAGTTTCACTTGTATCAATAGCTTTATGTAAAGCCTCATTCTCAGCAACTAACCATACTTTCTCTTTACCTCTACTTAACATTACATAAAGTATTTGTCTATTTAACATAGTCCAACCACTTGTTGATAAGGCTAACACTGCATAATCTACTTCACTACCTTGAAATTTATGAGCTGTACAAGCATAAAATAATACTAAACCTCTTTGACTATCCCATAATGAACTTGGGATTGCTATATATTTATCTATGTCATCTACATAAACTATTATATCTTTAGGATTATCTTTTTCATCATAAGTAGCATCAATAACAGTTCCACCAAAACCATTGAATACTGCATCATCATTAAGATTTCTATCTCTTGTGCCATCATGTCTTAATAACCAAGGCTTAAAAATAACTTTCCATTCATTATCTACTAACTCAACTTCTTCAGTACTATAATCATTTTTAATAATCATAACTCTATCATTTATTCTAAATACAAATGGATAACTTGGATTGTCTTTATTATCAGTAGCATAACCTACAGCACCTTCTATCTCTACAGATTTTCCATTCGTAGGGCTTGTTTTAGGTGTAGGATTTAAATACTCTTGAGCCATATTATTTAAATTATACACACTTGAGTCACCTCTGGTAGTTACAGTAGTAATCATTAAAGCTCTCTTAGTATCTCCATTAGCTAATTTAAGAGCTTGCTTATAGTAATCAAAAGTCTTTATAGCACATGTATCACGATTATTATATTTACTTAAAAATATATCAGTAACTAAATCTTTAACTTCACCTTCACATTCTACTCCCTCATATTGCTTATGATATAATTGTTCACCTTTAGCTACTTTAAGAGATATATTTTTAATTTGAGAACCATCTTTTTGTCTAAATAATTTAGTTAATTCAAACACAGGAATTGTTTTACTCTCTAATAATTCAATGCCTAATTTAGCTCCTCTAATAGCATTTAATTGAGATACATCACCTAAGAATATTAATTTAGTTGAAGTTGATATTGCTTTTAATAAATTTAATAATAACCAAGCATCTACCATTGAAAATTCATCTATAACTATTACATCATAAGGCATTTTACATTTTTCATGATAAGTAAAATACATCATGCGACCAGTTTCTTCATCAACTCCCCAACCTTGAGGATTAAATCCTAATAATCTATGGATAGTTGAAGCACTAAAGTCTGATACTTGCTGTATTCTTGCACTAGCTTTGCCCGATAAAGTTGAAAGCCTTGGAGCTACTGGATTTAACGCTTTAACTGCAACATCAGCTATTGAAGTCTTGCCCGAATTTCCTGTAATAAATATTCTATTATCTCTTCTTAGTATCAACATTCCACTCGGAACAGTGAAGCAATATTTATAGTTATCTTCTAATTGATTACTAAATAAATGTCTTATCTCAAGTAAATGATATTCAACATTTATAAACATATTATCTACCATAATATACATAGTACTTTTTGCATCATCATCTAATTTTAAAAATTCTGCCACAGTGATTTTAAGATAATCTATTTTTGTAGTAGGTATATCAGCTACTTGATTAACATCTATATATACCATTTTATGTTCTAATGACAATACTTGCTTACCATATCTCCCATAATTAAACTCTACTAAGCATTCATTCTCTTCAAGTTCATAATTATGATATTCCTCAATATCAGTTAATTCTTGTTCACCATCTGAATTATATTGTAATACTTTTTCACCTTCAGTATAATCACATATTTGTTTCCATTCTACCCCATTAAAATATTCAGTCTCAGAGTCAACACAACCACCACGCCCCGTAACTATGCCAACTTTTTTATCCATAATAAATTCAATAGCATCTCTTTGTTCATCTGAATATTCCCAACCATTGCGTTTTTGTTGACTTTCAATAATAGTATTAGCAATCTCTTTATCTTCATTTAAATAAGATTTTCCATTGATTATCCTTTTTAACTCTTTAGCTATTGCCTTCTCATTATAATAGTGTTTAGATAAACCTACTAACCCTTGAATACCATCAACTAATAATTTTTCTTCTCTTAATTGAATAACAACTTCTGCTATCTCATCAACAGTAAATTCAGTATCAAATAAATCTTCATCAATATGATTGATTAAAACATCACTTTCTAAATAAGAATAACCATTATCATAAGCACTATCTAATAAAAATAATATATAAGCTCTTAATCTTTCTGGTGAATCTCTATCTATACCCACATTTCTTGCCATATCATCTGCTTTAGCAAATGAGAAACCTACTATTTCAACTAATTTATATGGATTGCTTTTAATAATTTCAATAGCAGTTTCTGCTGAATGAAAGTAGTCTACTACTTTTTTAATTGAATTAACTGAAATTTCATAATCAGCTAAACCAGCATAAGCTTTAATATAAGCTTTATTACTTTCATATTTTTTAAATAAATTTAATACAGTTACTTCACCTAATCCTTTAACTTTCATTAAAGCTTCAGTATCACCAGAAACAATATACTTTAAAGGTTTATCATATACTGCAAATAAATTCTCAAATTGAGTCTCAGTTAATATTCCTTTGAAAAAACCTCTTTGTGTATCTTCAGTTGCATTAATATCTAAATTTTCAGTACACACTACATTACTAAAACTATAACCATATTTATCATGAATATCTTTAACTTTAGCTACAATATAATATTCTTTATCAAAATTATTTCTAAAATTATGAGGTAACCCTATCCCTGCTATTGATACATTTCCATAAAAATTAATAGGAATAGGGATAATTTCATCTGTACTCACAACTTCAAATCTTAGTATAGAATGCTCACCAGCATGAAAAGGTTTATTATTCTTAGGATAAGCTTGAGGTGATTTTCTACTTACTTTTCCAATAAATTTTACAATATCCCCAATTTCGTATTTAGTTTTAGTTCTCTTTTTACCTATTCCCTTTTTTATATTATTCTTTGACATAATTACTCTCCTTTATATTCATTAAATATATTATAACATAGCTTTAATTTTCTGTCAATAATATATTCAATGAATTATTACTTGTTCTCATTACTCTTCAGCTCTCACTCTATCAACTTGTAAATCAACCTCTCCATCATTTAAATGTAATTTCATAACAGAGTGCATAAATGTACTACCACTTTTATTAGCTTTATATTGTATTCCATCTCTATACCCTGTTACAATTAATAAAGTACCTCTTTGAAACCAACTTTTTTCTAATGTAGTAGAAGTTCCATCACCATTATCTTGAGTAACTTGTTGATTATAATGATTATAAGCACCTTTACTAAATTTAACATCTATAATCTCATCATCACATAATAATGTAATAGTATGTTTAGCATTGTTTTTATTAACACAAGTACCAGCAATTCTACTCTTAGGATATTGAATGTATTTAACTCCTTTATATTCATTAACATCAAAATATTGTAATTCCTCTTTAGTATAATCTTCAATATTAACAATATTAGTTAATTTAGCTACTTTATATTTAGTTAAATCAATATTACTTAATTCATGTTTACCTATATATATATTCATAGAATCCATTTCCCATTTACTAAGAGTGCCACTTGCTAACTCTTGTTTAAGATTATTGAATTTAATCTCATTAAATTTATTAATACTATCTTTACTATTTAACCATTTTACAAAATCTGCTGTTTGTTCTTTATATAATTTTTCAAAAGTAGATGAGCCAAATACCATAATATGCAATCCTAATTCGTCAATATAATAATCTTCTTGTTCCTTCATTTTAGCAATAAAAAAATCTTCAAAAAAATTCATAACATGTTCATATTCCTCAATATTATTATTTTTTATTAAATGCCATTTTTTACTTTTTATCTGTTTACCTTTAGAAATAACAGGTTTTTCATAATTAAATTTATCATTAATATAACTTCTAAAATTTACTATTCTAACTACATCACTATATTTTTCTGGGATAATACTCATCTCATATACTTGATTGAATACATTCATACCCAAAGACTTTCTATTTGGTTGTAATTTAAGTAAAAACTTTGTCATAATTTCTTCTCTTGAGATATTTTCCGTATAATCTAAAGCTCCACTTTTAATTAGACTGACAATTCCTTTTTTACCTAATAACTTTTTATTTTGAATTTCACCTTTAGTATTAATTACTTCTTCAGTAACCATAAACAATCTATTGTATATATCATCTAAATTTTCATAAGGAGCATTATTAAGTAAATGATGAGCTTCTCTATCGCCTATATCAACTATTGATTTTAAGCCCATAATTATTCTATTATGTTCTTCATCAGGAGCAAACCCAAACTTTACTTGATTAATATATGGTGGTGCTATATCAACCCCTGAAAATTGTAAATTACTTAAAGCTGTAGCTATTTTACCATAATCAACAGTTCTTTTTTTACTATCATATTCATTCTCTAATGAGCCACTATTAACCAATAGAGTAGCTGTTTGCCAATAAATAGGTGGATAGTCTACATTTAATACTGCCTCAGCTAATAATACTAATGAGTATAAATTAGAATGTATATTAGAAAATGAATATCCTTTAGATGCAGATATTTGTTCTTCCCATACATATGTAGCAGTATTAATATTAACATTATTTTTCTTACAAGCTTCGTAAAATTTAGTTCTAATTTTATTATACTTATCTTCATTTTTCTTAGCAATAGCACTACGAACAGCATGAGCTCCAGCTACGTCAAAATTGGATAATCCTTCTAACATTACTAATTTCATTAAAGCCTCTTGATTTTCAGCTACACCTGTTAATTTTAATAATACTGTTTCTAACATTTTCTGGTCTTTTTTAGAAACACCTGCTTTAGTCATATCATCATACCATTCTTGAATATTATTATTATATCTCAAGAAACGAGTAGTTAAATCTTCATTTAAATGTTCAGGTTTTTGTAATCTCATTAAAGAATTAGTTTGACTTAATTTAGTTAAAGTATCTGGTTTAATTTTACGTAGTATATCTTTAGCAACTTTCGTAGCAAATTGAAAAGCATCTACTATACTATTTGTATTAATAGCTTCCCATATTTCAGGTCTATTATAATTTAATACTTGAGGATGTAGTATACTCTCATAAGTATCTCTTAAAGTATCTTTCTCTTCTATTTTATTATTCTCTATTAATAAATCTAAATTAGTTCTTATTTTATCTTGAGCAGTTGTAACCAACATATCATATTTTAATAGCCCAGCATCTTCGCCATCATGTAAATCATATTGTGATACTACTAACCCCGTTTTAGTTTTCATTACAGCAGAGTAAATATAAAAAGGTTTATTTACAGCAAATACTCCAGCTGGATGTTCTGAGAATGATACTTTTAAATTTTCTATTAACATGGCAGTTTCTAATATACCATCATATTTATCTATTGCATTAATAAAATCTTTGTTTTTTTCAACTTCATCAGTACCATAATACATTTCAGTTAGAGTGTAAGTATTTCCTCTTATAGTAGGTATCATAGAAGCTAACTTATTACCATAACTATCTGGAACATGAGCTAATCCCCTACATGTTGTTTTGAGAGCTGATTTACTTTTAATTTTACCATAAGTAGCACAACCTACTAAATCTCCACCTATTGACTTAAAATACTCTTTAACAAAGTGTATTACTCTACGTCTTTTCATGCTTTCAATATCTATATCTATATCACTTAACTCAGGTCGTTGTTTATCCATAAGTCTATAAACACTTAATTCAACGCCTGTCATTATTTGTATATTAGTAGGACTCTCTTGTATTATTCCTAATGCAAAGGCTACATCACTTGCTCCAATTGACCCTCTCCCTGCACCAATAATACTATTCCCTTTATTTTTATCCCATATTATCTCTATTATTTTTTCCATAGTGATAAAATAATTAGTTAATGACTGTTGTATTATCTCACTAACTTCTAACATTACCTGTAATTCATAATCAATTCTTTTAATACTTGTATCATAGTCCAATAAATACTTTTTCCTTAATAATAACCCTTTAGCTATTCTCCATAATAGATATTTATTAGCTTTATTATTACTTTCTAAAATTGTTTTAAAAGTACCTGTGTTAGGTAATACATCAGTAATCTCTTTTACTTTATATTTTTCATATTTTATAACAGGTACATCTTGTTTCTTTAGTAAAGTGTATTTTTTGCACTTTACTGATATTTTAATAGTGTTTTCCATAGCTTTCTCAAACTCATCTAAAGGGAAATCAACTTTCATAAAATAATCTTTTAACTCTTCATAGTCCATTAGATAAGCTGTCCCATAGATTTCTCTTAACCTCTCTATATTATCCTCATCATTTTTACCTCTATCAGCCAATAAAAATGCCTTATGCAATTCCCATAATTCTTTCCCACTATAATGAGCATCAGTAGTTATTATCATTTCAGTATTAGTTATTTTAGATAATTTAATTAAATAATTATTAAATCTATCTTGAAGACTATCTTTCTCTAAAGGTGGTTGCATTTCTAAGTAGAAATTATCATTACCAAAGATATATTTTATCTCCTCAATAAATTCAATATTCCATTCAATAGGTCTGTCATTAGCAAAATATTTCCCTATCTGTCCACCAATACATGAAGAACTCGCAATTAAATGCCCTTTCTCCTCAATTACTTCATATAAATCAGACATCAGAGTTGGACGTCTCATTATCCCACTTTTTAAAAAACTATTCTTTTCCCAAGCTCTTGATGATAATTTTCTTAAATATTCATGTCCTATTTCATCAGTAGCCAATAATATAAAATGTGGGAAATAATGTTCTTTACTTGTATATTCAGTACTTTTTAAAATCTCATATTGTTCTTTAGTAACTAAATAAATTTCATTCCCTCTTATTATTTTAAAATTATGTTTCTTTTGTAATTTTTCAATCTCAACATGATTAGATAATATCTCATGTTCAGTTATAGCAATAGAATGTAAACCTTTCTCTTTAGCCTTGATAATCAAAGTTTCTAATTTTTGAGATGAGTCTCCAAATCCCAAAGACATATTAGAATCTCCTGTGTGATTATGTAAACCACTATAAGTCTTATTCATAAATCCCCCCTTAAATATTAAAACCTCTTGCAACTTAATGATAGTATATCATAGGTCACAAGAGGCGTCAATAGTTTATTTAATTATTTTCCATTAAAATTTAATAGTCTTTCTTTGTTTAGTACCTTTATTAGGTTTAACATACTCTTTAAATTCCCACTCTTTAATAATTAACTGTGGGTATTCTTTTCCTTCATACTCATTAATATCAGCAGTACATACACAAGTAATTTCTGTTTTAGCCCAGCCTTTTGTCAAGTTAAATCCTTTTTTACTTACGCCTCTTAGAGCTAATAACTCTTTATCGTTACCATGATATTTTATCATAGCAATATTCGGGTTTTTAGTTATTTTTAAAATCTTTTGTTTATTCCCCATTAAAGCAACATCATTCTCTACATTAATTACAGCTTTAACTATAAACAATGGAGTAGGTAATGTATTAGAGCCAAATATATCATGGTATTTATATATATCTTTAATATCTTTAGTTTTTAATCTATTTAAATTAGTAATAAAATCTACTAAGAATACAGGTTTCATTTCGTAGTCTTTATATGCTTCATTCATTTTAGCTAAATCACTTTCTAATTTATCTACTTCTATAAAACAACCAAATGCACTATCATGCCCCAATCCAATTATATCACTATATTTACCTAAATCACCCCTAAAATCTTCAACAGGACTATCATCATAATTTCTACCTGAGCCAGTATATTCACCATCTATAATATTTTTTAATACTAATGTAGGTCTTTTATATTTATTTGCTATCTGACTTGCTATAACTCCTGATAATTTCCATTTACTTGGTTCGTCAAAATAATCTATCGCATTAACAATTATAATTTTATTTTCATATAATTTATTATTAACAATATCTTCCTCACATTGTTTGGCTATTTTCTTAGCCCATCTTGCTTGAGTTCCTCTTGCATTAGTGCATAATCTCATTATTTCTTTTTGAATACTTCTAATCTCAATATCTGGCTTAGGGTCAGTTTTAACCTTACGTCTTGGTTGGTATTCCACTAACTCAGTAGAACCTGTCATACTTTCTATTAATTTTAAAGTATCATTTCTACTGCCAACTCTTGCCATTGCATTTCCCATTGGTGCTACTTCCCAGCCTATAGTTTTAAATGAGAATTTACTAAACATATAGCCTGTTAATTTTTCAATTAATTCTCTAATATATAAATTTTCTATCTCATCTGCTTTATCTTCATTAAATAAAGCAAGGTCATCATTTAACATTGCAATACCTTGTAAAGCTAAATAACGTGTTTCATATGCTCTCATATCCATCATATCACTTACTAATCCCATAGCTACATAAGGTAAATAATAATCTGCTTTATTTATTTTTAATTTCTCATCTATTGCTTGACAAGTTTTATATACTACTGCAACTCCTGCAATTTGCTTATTAGGATAGTCACAAGTTTGTGGGTTAACCAATACATCAGCAGGATGATTATCTAAAGCTTCTTGCTCTGAATTGTATTTTTCTGTGTTATAAAATATGGGATGATGGTCTAGGATTACAATTACTAACTCTTTATTCCATTCTTTTAAATATTCTATCATCTCAGTATCACTTGTACCAGCATCAGGAACAATTAATAAATTAATTTTATTCATAATTTCTTCATTCTCTGCTCCATCAAATAAATCTTCTTTATTTAATCCATGCTTTCTGTGTAAATTATGAATTAATATATGAGAGTCAATATCAAATACATCTTTAATATATCCTTTTGTTGTAGCTGTACTTGTTATTCCGTCAAAGGTCTCCATCCAACAAGATACCTACCTCTACCTCCTTGCTATTTAACATTTTAATTAATAAATCACTTGCCTCATCTACATTTTTTAATCTACTCCAATGGTAAACATCATCTTGAGATACTTTTAATAACTCATCTGCATTTTCTACATTCCTTGTTTCCAATAAATAATTAATTACTTTACCTTCTACATCAGAATAATATTTCATTCCTGAAGTACCATTCTCTCTTAATTTATAATCCAATAGTATCACTCCTTAATCTATAATCTAAAATTACTCAATTGTAATTTTATTCTCCATTAATAACTCTAATTTCTTTTTATCAACATCTAAAGGACATTGTTTATATTCCATTATGTTATCATCGTCATATAACACATGTACAATACAAAATGGACTTAACATATTAACTATTTTATCAATTTTATCTCCATGCCTCTTAGCTTTTAGCTCTTCTTGCTCATCCATATTGTCCTTATGCTCTTTATCTAAAGCTATAAATACTTCTTCAACTTCTAACTCAAATACTATTAAATTTCTCTGAGCTATACTAAATGATGTACCACATAATCCAACTACAAAATTATCATCTCCATATAATGTATCACCTCTCATTACACCCTTTTCAGATTCAACTAACATTATTTTCTTTTGTCTTTTAATAGCTTTCTTATTTTGATATAGTCCATATAAATTAGCTTGAATAGGATAAGAGTACAATGTATTTTCAAAGAATAAAGGTTTATATTTACCACCATAAGTAATTTCATTTTCTAATAACACTCTTACTCTAATTCCTATTAATCTACCATTAATATCTCTATGTGGAATTACTATTTTATGTTGCCAAGTTAACATACATATTTCATATTTTCTCATAGTATCAGTTGATATACCTTCATTTTCCCATGTCTCAGGATATATATTAGGAAATATAGTTAATATATTACTATTATACTCAGGCAGTGTTGACATAACTTGTTGGCTATTTATTCTCTCTTCAATCTCATATTGAGATAAATATTCATCATCATCTACCTCAAACCTTTTCATATTATAACCTTTTTTCCTTTTAGGTGATAAGTTTCTATTTAAATTTAATTCATCACTATAGAAATTAATTGCTTGTATAAAGCTATAACCTTCAACTTGCATAATTAAATCAAATATGCTCATTTGTCCACAAGATGAATAACAATGAAAACTTGGAGGTATATCTGGTTCAGTTTCATTTCCATAATAGTATAATTTATATGAAGTAGAATTATGACAAATTGATTGAAATATTAATTGCCCATTGATTTCTCTATAATCAGCTCCTAAGCCTCTCATAATTTTAATTATATCTTCCTTTGTAATTTTATTTAATATTTCTTGTTTTAACTCCATAGACACTACTCCTTAATTATTCTATGTCAATTATCTCTGCTTTAACTCTATCAACTTTAATTACCATATTATTATAATCAGTTACTAATAAATCTCTAATATCTAAATTTCCTAAGTTAACATATTGAAATATTTTAATTTCTACTAATACTCCATTTCTATTTTTAAATAAATGCTTAATAGCATTGGGTCTAATTAATTCTGTGCTAAATCCTTTTTGAGTAACAACATATTCTTCGTATATTTTCATCTCTTCTTTAGAAGGAACTAATACTATACTTGCAATATCTGCTTTATCCATTACAGCAAATGACCCTCTAAACATACTCGCTCCTACTTTATGCTCTCTGGTTGTACTTGTAGCATTTAATTGAGTACTTGACATAACAAATATATTTAATTTTTTAGCTAATCTTTCTTTTAAACTTTTAGATACATATAAGAATAACTCATGTGAAGGAACAAATTGAGTAGAGTATATTTCTTTAAACTCTTTAATTATATTCCCTGTTTTCTCAATATAGTCAAAATATAAACCATATACATCTTCATTATGTTGATGTTTTTTAACTAATCTTTCCATAGTTCTCATATCATAATTTTCTAAAGAATACAAATGTAATTTAGTTTTTTCCATTATTTTCTTAGCGTATTCTATTCTATCTTTTTGCTCATCAGTAAGATTGTCATAATTTTTAATGTCAACTGTTTCTACTCCCGATATAGTCGCTAATATAATTGGTTTAACTTCAAAGTTAATATCTAACTCACTGCCTATATAAACACTACTTAATTTATTCTCGGGGTTATTACTATTTATAATAAATCTATTTTCTTCTCTACTCCATATCTCAGGAGCGGTTAAGTAAACCATTTTACCAATTAATCGTCTACTCTTTCCTCCACCACTACCACCACTTAATAGCTCAACAGTTTTACGCTTATTCCCTAATGTAATTGAATTACTATATTCTTCATTAGTTAATAAGCCATAAGTATCACCTTGTCTAAATACTTCTAATATATCTTCAATATTCTCTCCAGCTTCACTGTATTCTATCTCTTCATCTACATTATAATTTTCTCTATACTTCATAGATTTATACTCTATTGTTTCCATAATAATATCATCTAAAGACCATTTATCAAACTCTTCCTCTTGCTCTCTAATAACTTTTTTATCAAGAGTTCTACTTTTATCTAAAATATTATTTATATCCACATTATCATCTATCATATCTCTTAATAATGAAAACTTCTTTATTCTATTGTAATGATAACTAAAGTTATCCATTTTACTAAACTTAGCCATAGTAGATATAACTTCTAACCCATTATTAATTTCAAATACAATTCTCGCTCCACTCTCAGACACTCTATCTAAATAGTCTTTAATAGTTGTAGCAGTAATATCATTTAAACCATCTATATGCATATTATAAATACTTTTATAAATATAACTATGGAATGGCTCAATGAAATCTTCAGGTGTTAATTTATACTCTCTTGCATCAATTAAATCAGTGTCTTGTAATAAACAGCCTAATACTTGAGTTACATCTGCTTTACTGTAATACTTTCGTTTTAATTCTTTTTTCTCTTTTTTAGTTAACAATTATATCACCCCTATATTAATCTATATCCACTTTATCATCTAATGTAATTTTTCTTTTTAATTTTAATTTATTGCTATTACTATTTGGTTTAACTATTATTATATTGTCATCTAATTCAATAGTATCATTATATTCCATAGTATCTATAATTTTATTAAAATACTCTTCTGCTTCATCATATATATAAGGTACAATACCTATTCCTTTAGTATCGTCTATAGGGTTTTCCATATATTCATAAAAATATTTTAAACTCATCATAATTCCATAGTGAGTCATATCATCTCTAATATAATCTTTTATCTGTTTAAACATTTGCTTAGTAGGAGGTTTCTTATATAATTCTAATATATAATCATATAATTTATTATAGTCAGATTTCCCCTCTTCTTTCTTTTTTAATAATACTTCATAACACTCTTTACAATAATACCTACCATTTTTTTTATAGTTTACAACTGTTTCTTTCTCATTTAATTTTCCACACATCGGACACTTAACAGCCATTTACTCATCTCCTTTCAACATTCATAATTATATATTATTCTATGTATAATGTCAACATATTTATAAAAATATTATTCTATGTAAAAAAGAGTAGAGCATATTAATACTCTACTCTTATAATTTATTATTCTTCAGTAGCTTCTTTTTGTCTTTTTAATAATTCTTCTTCTAAGTTAGATTCTCCACCAATTAGTCCATAATTAATAGCTATTGGTAATACTCTTTCATATAAAGACTCTAAATGTGATTTTTGTTTATAATTACAATGTGAAATCTTTTTACCATGTAAAATTTCTACCATTGCTTCATTAAATAAATAAAATATTTCACTCTCTTCTTCTAACTCAAAATCACCATCACCTTCACCAATATAAAATATTTCAGCTAATAATTGTAATTTGTCTTTAAGCTCTTCAGTATTGTCAATAATAGTTTCATTAACAATCTCTTCAGTTTGCTTTCTTGTCAAAGGTGTTACTCCAGACTCTGTAGCTACACCTGCAATCGCATTATTAATAGCTTCATTTAAATTTTCCATAGTATAAGGGTGAATATAATCCACCATTGTATTCCACTTACATCTTGCGAAAAACTCTGTTGTCATTCTAAAATGAGCAGATGAATCTATTTCTAATCCATCATCATCATATTCTTTTCTTAAATACATTACTATATCACAAGAGTCAATAATAGCTTTAACTACTGATTTTTCACCATATGGGTAATATTGATAAATAGGATTATCATTCGTTCCACCAACTCTTACAGCTTTTCTATGAGCAGTAATGAATATAGTCATGCCTAAACTAAGTATATTATGATAAGGTGCAAAGAACTCATTTTCTAACTCTTTAAATAAAGCTCCCCATTTACCATCATTTAATACAATAGCATCATTTCTATCCATAACAAATCTTTTAGCTAACATTGAGAATGATGTTAATGAATCAAATATTAATTTATCATATAAATCAGTAAATAATTTAAATTCATCTTTCTCCAATTTCTCTTCTTGTTTACTTAATAATTTCTCTAACTCTTTAACTCTATTTTCTAAGCTTTTAGTTTGAGTTTTATCTTCATTATTCTCTAATTTAGACTTAGCCTCATCAACTTTCTTAGTAAATTTTTTAATATTACTTTTAATTAATTGATTTTTTTGCTTAGCAATAAATAAATCTTTTGAAAACTTTTGATACTTAGCAAATGTAGAACAATCTACTACATTGGCTTGACCTAATGAATTAACTGCACTCTGTTCAAATACTAAAAATAAACTTTTAGGGTGTCTTGAAAATTGCTCAGTTTTCCCTGTATTATTATCTCCATAAGCCATTGTAACTTTACCAATTACTCCCTCTTTAATTATATGTTTCTCTACCATATCTAACAATCCCATGTTCACTCTCCTTATTTAATTTGATATATTATTTATCATACAATACCGTTTTAACGTCCTACAACGCCCATACAGAGCTTTTAATGAGTTCAAGGTATAAATTGTTACCTAACTATTAAAAACTCTCTACGCTCGTTTTTAGAGCCTATTCTATATATTAACTATATTATTATTAAAAATTACCTCTTCTTTTAGTAGGTTTATTATCAGTATTAGCCTTAAAACCTTTAGTTTTTTTAGAAGTTGGAGCTTTCTTATTTTCAGCTTTATTTCTTAGCTCAGCTTCATACTCCTCATTATTATCAACAGCTGTCATTAAAGCATGAACATCATAAATTTTAGAAGGCTCAGCTCCTGTTACCATTAAATCAGATGTGAATACAGAAGTCTCAACAACTCTTCCTTTACCACCATACATAGATTTCTTTTCTTCTCTAACAGTAATATTAGCCAATGAAGCATCTCCCCATAATCTTAATTGAGGTACTACTTCAAAAGGAATTTTTTGTCCTTTATAATCTTCACAAATTTCTCTTAGAGTTTCAAAACTATCAAGTCCTTCAAGCTCAGAAATACCTTCAACAAACTCTTCCTCTACACTTTTAAAAGTCATAATATGATAGCCACCTTTGTAGTCGACTATAGCACCTTTAATAATTAAAGTAGTTCCATCTTCATCATATTCTAAATCCCCTACAGGAACAACGTCAATCTCAAATTCACTTCTAAAGTCTTTCTCAGTAAGATTATCATTAATTTCCAATGAAGCAAATCCTACTTTAGCTTTAACGATACTTTTAAATTCTTCTTTCTCTTTGTCCCAGAATTTTTCTATCTCAATACTTGGTGAAAACGCTGGGTTATTACCAGATATTACAATAACAGATGCTGGATTTTCAGGGGTAGCTTTACTTAATGTAACTAAATTATTAATAGTATCTAAACTCTTTGTATAACTTTTATTCTCATTTCCTGTAGAATAAGTTTCGCTAGTGTACATATCTAAAGTAACTACTTGAGTATCTTTCTCACCACATTTAACAACTATCTTACCTTTAATAACATTGACACCATTATACTCTTCAACTTTTAATTTGTTTTCTAACACATTGCCTACAATTGTTAATTGCTTTCTACTGTTAAATTGTCTGTCCTCATTTTTCTTAGCCATAATTATTACTCTCCTTTTCTACATGTTGTATTTATTACAACATAAACTATTTATATTTTATTTATTGCTAACATAATATATCATACCACATTAATTATTATTTGTCAACATTAATTTAAACATTAATATGATAATCTAATACATACTCCACTAAAGTATCCCAATTTTTAAATTTTCTTGTTATAAACTCTTCCACCCAAGGATGATGAGAAATACCTTTACTACTATATGCTATGACAGGAATATTATTTTGCCATGCTGTATATAATTCAATATTAGTACCTGTTGAATTATCAAAATCTAAATTAACAATTATAACATCACTATTTTTAACTGCATTTAATTCCCAATTAATTATCTCAAGCATATTATCATGTAATTTTTTCTCAAATCCAAAATACTCATGTGGATTAATAACAGTTAAATCAACTCTATCGCTATCCATTTTATAAAATAAATTTTCAGTTAAATCATTTCTCCATTTTTTATATTCTTTAGGTAATAAACCACCCATTTTTCCAGCCGTATAAATTTGTCTATTTTTCATTAATACTTATCATCTCCTTTAATTATTGGTTGTCTCCCATTTCAGATTTAATCTTAGTTTTTTTATAATTAATAAGTTTTTGTATATTTTGTATCTCTTTTTCTAATTCTTCAATAGTTAAACTTTCTGTGATATCAGTATTTTTATCATATTCATCATATTCAATATACTCTTCATCAAATAAATCAGCAATATCATTTATATCCATATCACTATCAAAATTCTCATTAAAATTATCAAAATCTTGTGGATAAACAGTAGGAGTATCTTCAGTATAGCCACCTTCAATAGGATTATCAATACTACTTCCATCAACATCATCATCATATTCATCAGGCTCAATAATTAAAGTATTATTATAATCTTTGGGTAATTTCATTAACTGTAAATCTTTAGTATTAACATAATAAGTATTATTTCCTACACTACTTACATACTGTTGAGTAACGTTTACAGCTGACATTAATTTCTCTCTAATAGTTAAACCATCAATAGTATCTAATACTTTAATAGCTGAACTCGCATGATATTCACCACTACCAATAGCATATGACTTTTGATAAACAGGATACATTGCATATTGTCCATCAAATACATATAGCTGTTTACCATATGCAATCAATAACTCTCCACTAAAACCTTTCTCACTCGCCATAATATCTACATTATGAATAATTTTAATTAACTCATATCTAACCTGAGTAAGGAAAAACTCTTCATCTAACTCAACAGGTCTATACTTATGAGGTGGTAAAATAGAATAATATTTTAATGAAGTTAAACTCATATTCCCAACATTCCCAATTATAACATCCATATCTGCTGTTATATTCACTTTACATACATCTAACTGAGTATCCGTCATTACTGTACTCGCCATTGAATCTGAAGCTAAATGTACATAACCTTCCTTATCTCTTGTCGCAACTACTACTGACATATATCATCTCCTTTTAATTTAATATTATGAATTATATAACGTTTATATAATATCGCTATGACATTAATTATAACATAGTATATCTCTATTGTCAACTTATTTATTTAATTATTTTAAAATAAATTATTAGTTGCATTTCTTTTTGACTCTTTACTACTGTCTAAATAAATTTGAGTAGTAGTAATTTGTTTATGGTTCATTAACTCTCTTACAGTATTAATATCAGTAACTTTAATAGCCATAGATGCAAATGAAGCTCTTAAAGTATGAGTATGTTGTAACTCAATATCATTAGTAACTAATTTAAGATATTTTTTAGCAACTCTCTCAGCACTTCTATTAGATAATTTAGTCTTTTGATTAGATAAAAATAAATAATTACTATCTACATTAGGTCTCTCATTGTTAATATAGTTATCAATACTCTTCATAGCTTTATCATTAATAGGCAATACTCTACGCTCTCCTCCTTTTCTTATAATAGTAACTTCATTAGTATCATAATTAATATTGTTTAATTGAACATTGCATATCTCATTTAATCTCATTCCTGTTGCTAATGATAAAGTAATAAAACATTCATCTCTTAAATTTTTCTTTTCAATAGATAATAACTTATTAACTTGAGTCTCATTTAAAGCTCTACGTTTAGTATCATCTTTCTTAATTTTAAAAGTTCTTAATTTAAGAGAAGGATTGCTTTCAATAACTTCAATATCAGTTAGAAAACTATAATATTTTTTTAATGAAACAATATAATTATTAATAGTGTTTAAGCTCATAGAAGCCATTCTAAGCTCTTTTATTATGCTTGCCAACTCAAAGTACCTAGAGTTGATTAAATCGTGTGTATGGGCGATTTTGACAACGTTAGAGCTATATTTATCAATACTTAATTGTGCTAAATTCTCATTGTATCTCATATAGTCTTTCCATTCATTAATATAATTATTAGTTTTCATATATACCTCCTATTAATTTAATATCCCTTTGTTGATAAAGTTATTATATGACACTTTAAATAATTTGTCAAGAGAATAAATTAAATAAATTAAATTAAACTGTTGTTTAAGTATTAAGACTTTTAACAATATCAATTTCGTATTTAGATAAAAGAACCATTATTTCAAATTCAATAGAATTTAAATTGTGTTCCATTCGTACATCAGATAAAAAATTATATATTGAGCTATTATTAAAATTAGGATTATTATACATACTATTATAATATACTCCTGCCATTCTTACATATTCAATCATTTCATCAATATTATCAAAATCTCCATCATTATAATTCATTTGTTCTATTATAATTTTAATCTCAATTAAACTTAAATCAAAATTCTCCATTAGTTTTAACTCATAATCTTTAATCTCATAATCTTCTTGCTCATTTTTCTCATAGTCTTTCATATTACTCTCCTCTCTCATATATTATAATACACAATTGTATTATTTAATTTACAAGTCTTAAAACTACAAAAGACTCAATAAATCAAAATTAATTGATTTATCAAGTCTTTTTAATGCTTAATTCTTGTTGATAACTGTTTACTTTGTAAGTATATCACACTATAATATAAAAGTCAACAATTATTTTATTTATTTAATCATTAGTGTTAGTATCTATTTCAGTTTTAACTTTAATATCTTTAGTACCTTTTAAAACAGAGTCATTAAAATCACTAATACCATTACTTGTAAAAGAAATACTACAAGCTGAAAGAACATATAATACTATATCCCAATATTCAAATGTACCACCATGTAAATTTACTATAACCAATAATATAAATGCAATTATAGCACTATAATATTTAGTTCTAATTAATTTTATTAAAGGTAATTCCTTTGTAAACTCAACTAACATAAATACAGAAGCTACAAAAGTGGAAAATGTTATTAACATATCCCAACTTACAAAACTCTCAAACATATTTAATCATCTCCTTATATTAAACTTCTTCAGTCTTAGTCTCTTCAGTTTTAACTTCATCTATTACTTCTACTTCATTAATCATTGGTAATTCTACAAGAGGTTTTACATTCTCTTTGCCAAATAATTCTCGTAAAATATCAAGTTTATCAGAAGTCATTGTACGATTACCACCAAATTTATCAGCCTCTGGAGTAAAATACCATTGTGTTCCACGTTGAAATACTAAATACCCATTATCCTCATAACTTAATTCTGGGTCGCCTAAATCTGCATGGCACTTTGCATCTTCACTCTCGATTGGAATACAAAACGCTCTGTTGATATAAAAACTATTTTCAATTACATTTACATTTTTCATAATTTATTCCTCCTTATACTAATATAACTTTATTTACTACTAATACTACTGAAAAGTGATAAATGGTTGCTGTGCATGCACCATCTGAAATTATCTTAAGATTTATTGTATCATTTTTCGATAAACTGAAAGGTGCGTCAATTGAGAATGGCACTTTAGATATATTACTCTCTGACTTAGATACGTTCTCTGAACTCTTAACTTCTACATTATTCTGAAATTGTGCTAATCTTAACGTTACGTTTTTAGTATCACAGTATATAGAACAAGATATATTCATTCCTAATTCTACATCATTATCTCCTATATATGTCACTACACCATTTGAATAAGTAAAATCTCCAGACGTTTCAAATTCCACATCTACAAAAGTTACGTCCATTGTGCCTGCTTCTGTAAATATGTGAGGTGAACCAATATCGCTTGTTGACTTTCCTTCAAATTTAGAAGGATTGATTATATTTTTAATTGCTACATCTAATTCCTTACCTGTGCTTAAACTTTGATAACTCATTGTTCAATCACCTCTTTCTTTATTTAGTAAAAACCCCACGACTTCCGTCACCGTTTTTCAAAAAATGGTAGCCAAGCGAAAGAAACAGAGCATCTGAGCCATATGTATCCTCTGCATCTGTAGGGTCTCTGAATAATCTAAACCCTATTATATCACCTATATTTATATTAGTACCATCAATAACTTGAAACTCTACTACTTTATGAACTCTATCTTCATCATCGGTAGAGTCTACTGCATCTAATGTTACAACAGTTGTTGGAGCATTATCTACACTAAATATACTGTATTCTAATTGCCATTTAACATCGCCTGCGTTAGCATTATCAGCACACCAATGAATATGAGGTCTTAAATCTGAACCCACAAAATAACTATGTGGTATCTCAAAACTTCCACTCATTTCTTCTGTTGTCGATGCTCCATTAAAACCATACACATCAATATTACCGATTAAAGTTTTCTTATCTGGTCTAGCAGTCCCACCTTGAATAGTATAAGGTAATAGTATAATATCGTCCCATACTGTGTCGGAATGAAAACCTTTATCCAAGTCTACACCTGTTGTTACTGTTTCATAACTCATTCTACCGCCTCCAATTTTATAATTCTTTCATTTTTTATTCTTTCCATATTTTCAAAATTACTATATTCACACCATCCAATTTTAGTCCCTCTTCTTAAATATTTTTTTATAGTTTCAGGATGTAAATTATAACATGTTGATAGTGCTGACACAGATTTTCCACTTTTAAAATCTATCGATATATCTTTAACTACTCCTTTTTGGGAATCAGAATAAACTCTAATCCAATCTACTCTTTCCATATGAAAATGCTGTTTTAAAGATTTTATACACTGGTTTTTAATGTATTCAAAATTTGTTTTTTTTAAATTAATAATAATATAATTGTTCTTTTTTATATTATTATTTATAGCTAAATCAAATTTTATTTTATCATTTTCTTTAATCTTTTCAAGTGTCCACTTACCCCACCCAACACTTCTATTATAATGTATACATCCATGAGCTTCAATTATAATATTTTTTTCTGGAATATAAAAATCATATCTTTTACTTTTAGCCCATTCTGGAGAATATTCTCTCTCATACGTAATTTTAATTTGATTTAATACATTCTTAACAATGTTTTCAGACATATATGTTGCATCCCCACAAATTGGACAATTATAACCGTATAAATATAAAGAGTAAATTGGTTTCACTTCCTCAAACCCGCAAATTGGGCAAATTACATTAACCTTATGTTTTGAATGGCATGTATAGCTAAATGCCTCATTTTTATTTTTAAAATATTGAATTAAATCTTTTCTATTTTCCCCTACACTACCTCTTTTGTTCACAATATTTTTAATGCGACTATTTACAATACTTTCCATTGTACATATATCACATCCAAGTATACTTTTCTGAGATAAACGAGTCCAACTAATTTTAAAATAATGATTATGTTTTTTACAAAAGAATGTTAAAAGTGAATGAGTATTAATATACGTACTTTTATTAAACATTAATTTTAAGTCACTATTATGAATAATTAAATACCTTTGTATATTATATAGAACATATTTATTTGAATTATAAAATGGCTTCGAAACACCACTTTTCTTTAATTTTTTTATTGTGACTCTTAAAATATACCCATTAACATCATAACAATATATAGGGGCAATTCTATTTTTAATTGATTCCCCTTTTATTAATGAAAGGTTATTTTCCTTTAACATTCTTAAATAATTATCTCTTAATTTTTTATTCACGATTCCACTTCCTATAGGTTTATAAACTATGTTATATTACCTTGATACTGTGACTCCTTCTTTTAACACGTATAGCATTCCATCAGCTGTAATATAAGGCTCATATTCACCACTGCCCTCAGCAGTTTGTACCATGTAAGGCTCGTTTAATTTTAATGCTTTACATGCTTTGTATAAACAATCGCCTGTTAATGGTGTTTCATAAAACATTATTTTCTGCTTATCAAGTGATACGAATAACTGATTGTTAGTGATGTTTGCTAACTTATCAACTTGCAATAAATTAGGTTTTCCATCAGTGAATAATATCTCATTATCATCGTAACTCGCTGCAAAATAGTCATCTGCCATTGCTATTACATTACAACTTTCAAAATATCCTTGTTGTACTAGCTTTAACATTACTTCTTCTGAATAATCTTCAATGCCTAATTCAGTTTTATCAACACCTATAAAATCGTCAAAATAATGTTCGCCATCAGAAGAAAGTGTTTCATCAATTCGTATACCACCGTTCGTAGCAATTACAGTTGTATGGCTTAATTTCCAATCACCCGAAACAATTTCGCCATAATCAAGAGGTGTCCAAGTACCATGTTCATTAATTTTTAATCTTGCACCAACATCACTTTTTATATAAACACAACAAAAGATTTCATGCCCATTAGGAAAAATGACATCTCGATATAATGCATCAGATGCTGTATATTTATAAGCTGATTTTCCGCTACTATGAAATTCACTTGTAGATATTGCTGTGTTTCCACTTGCAATCCAATTGGCAAAATCATCGCTGAAATCACCATTTGTAACTTCGTTATCAATTGCCATTTCTACGAAATTACTTTTTATTTCTCCAATTGATTCTGCTTTCGGCATATAACTACTCATATTTCACCTCTTTAATTATCTTAATCATTTTTAACCATCCTTTCTATTATGCCGAAATGAATATACGAAAAACATTCAGTATGTCCATCTCTACGTTTAAATTTTGGCATATAACTATATTTACTATGAATACTATGTAAACTATTTTCAATGTAAGTTGCATCATATTTATTAGTTTCTATAGTATATAATATATCTATCTCATAGCCATTAATTAATAAATGACTTCTTCTTGATTTAGGATTAGTACTTATTCCTATTTTATAAAATGATACTTCGTCATTATAAAAATGCATAACATAAACATAAGCTTTCTCATTTAACCATTCTGATTTATTTCTTTCAGCTATTACAAAATTATATCCACCTTTTCTATTTAACATTGTTGGATGGCATTTTTTACATGTATAAATATCTTTATGTAAAAAATTATAGAAACCCTCTTCAACAACATGTCCACATGATGCAATATATTTAACTCTTGTTTCAATATTTTGTCCTTCACACCATAATAATTTACAACCTCTACTAGCAAATAGTTTTTCTCTGTTTTCATAATACCATGGATTACCATCACCAAATATTGTTGGATTAATATGATTTCTTATAGTGCCTATTGAAACATATACATAATATCCATCTTTATTTATACATTTAACTTTTACTTGAATATTGTACATTATGGTATTATTATCAACTACTTCATACCCATTATCTTTTAATATTTTATGATATTCTATATCCTTTTGAACAATCTTTTCTGCGTTATGGCATTCTGAACAAAATCCTGTATTATTAGAATATATAGTAGATGAAGCGGAAGTAGATATACAGCCACATTTTCCAATATATGTTATTAATTTATATTTACCTGAATAATCAAAACAAATAAATTCAGCACCTATTTTTTTTAGTCTTTCTTCTGTATCTCGATACATCTTTTCTAACCTTTTATTACTCACCATCTTTTACCCACGCAAAAAGTGTGCCATAGCGGTCTGCTGAAATAGGTGTACCATCTTCCGCAGGTATTGTGCATAATTCGTCAAGGTGGTAGCCTTCCCATGGGACGTAAGGTGTGGGTTCTATGCCGAGTTCGAGTTGTGGTGTAATAATTAAATTATCAAATGCAATTCCGCTCGGTATATATAAATAAGCATATGAATAATATTTATCATTTAATATTTCAGTTTTAGATATATTAACTGATTGTACTGACAAAATCATTTCATCAGTTTTATTTCTAAAACCTAACGCATATCCATCAGACGTACCAGAAATTTTATTTAAACTTAGTGTATAGTTTTCACCTGTATTTTCAATTAAAATATTTTGTTTTGTCCATTCAATTTGCCTTGAAATATTTAATTCTAAGCCTCGTGTAAGCTTTACCCAAGTTGTATTATTAGTAGTTCCGTCAATCTTTATTTGATTATTAGAAATCTCAACAGTAATTCCGTTTAAAGTTTCAATGCCTTCTTCAAATAATAACAAATTCTTCCCTGTTGCCTTCGCAATCGTTCCCCCGTACTTGTCAAAGTCTGACTTAACCGCAAGGGTTTCTACTGTTGGAGTTGCAGGGCTAAGCATCTGTTGAAACTCTTTCACCTCTATTGCTTGACCTTGTGAATTAACTACGTTCACAGGTATCATTCCCAAAGATTGTCTTTCATTTATCGCTAATTTAAGCAATCTACCATTTGGATAACTTGATTTATCCATATTTAATACCTCCTTCCAATAACTCATGCTTATTCCATAAATTTTTAAGAAATATTTTATTCATTATAAATACCACCTATTTTTATTATTCTATCAATCTCATTTTGTGTTTCATTAGATATTTTAGAGAAACATTCTGTGTGTCCTTTGAAAAATATTTTAGGTTCATATGAATATTCACTGTTTAATTCATGCAAATGTTTTTCAATATATACAGCATAATAAAAATTAGTTTTAATATATATTCTATCTTTCTTATTTTTTTATATGGAATATGTGCTAATCTTATATAAGGTTTATTTTTAGTTAGCCCAATTTTATATAATGATTCATTATCATTGTATAAATTCACAATATATACTGTGCATGGAATAGTTAACCATTCTTCTTTATTTAATTCTGCCTTCTCTTTAGATAAGTAAGCACGTTTATTCCCCTCACATTTTTTTCTCGCACAAGCAGAGCACAATTTAGGATATTTTGTTTTCGTTAAATTTCCACAATTTCTAACTATTGTATGTCCACACTCTCCTATATAAGTGACTTCTGAATAAGAGCCATATCTCTTTTTCTCTATGAATTCACAACCTAATGACTCTATTATATCTTTAGTTTTCTTGTCCATTCTTTGAGCAAATGCATTACCTTTTTCTAACTTACATTTTTCACATTGTTGACGTCCTCCACTTTTAAACTCATTAATAAGTTCATACACTTCATGCCCACATTTTGTTATAAAATGGCTCTTTTTTCCAACAATATAATAATCATCTAAAAATTCACAACCAACTGATTTCATATACTTTTTAAAATTATAAACAACATAAGGATTTCTGTCAAAAAGAACAGGAGTATTACCAGCTCTAAGCATTTTTAAACTTGTGCTAACTAAATACCCTTCTGAGTTTCTACATTTCACCTTATCTTTAACTTTATTAACAGAAGTAACATCAATTAATTCTAAATTATATTTATCAAAATCTTTTTGAGTATACATAATTATCACGATTGTGGAATATAATCTATTTCTAATAAACTTAAATTATTATTAAATTTATATGAGCTTGACCCTATTACAAATAATCTATCAATTATGAAAGAAGCATTACTTGATAAAGTTTGTGTGTCTTTTAATATATCATCTACCATTAATTTAACATTTGTATCTTCTCTAACTATTTTCACATTCTTATTTTCAAAACTTATATCAGAAATTAAAGTAACACTAATACCGCTTCCTATTGCATGTCTTAATTGTGTTGTGGAATCAACAATTAACCACATATTAGTATCTGTAGAATTTCCTAATAAAGTTTGTGTACTTACATTTTGAAAATCAAACATAGTTTCAATTGTATAATTTGTGCCTAAATTAATTTCATCAAATGTTGCATATGTCTCAGAATTAGCAACTAATGCCAAAGCTCTTTCTGCATCTCTACTCTTTTTCCCTATTTTATCAATTAGTGGAGTGGTGTATAGGTCTAAACCACAATTTTTCTGTAAATAATAAGTAGAATTAAATACATTTCTATTTAATAAAGTCATACTCATTGTATTTAACATATAATCACCTTACCTTATATTGTTCTAAAAGCTACAAGAGAACCTTCAATAACAGTTATCTCAGTAAATCCAATTTCTCCACCAAATCTAACTTCTCCGCTTGCTAATTCATAAGTTATTGTTTCAGGAGCATTTTCCCATGTAGGTTTAACTGTTACAGTACAATTTTCTTGAGCTTGTATTATTTTAAAATGTCCCTCTACTAATTCATCAATAGGTGCAATGTAATACCCATTTAATCCTACGCTTGCTTGCCACATTATCTCTGTTTTTCTGTCCATACCCATATAATTCACCTCTTTCTAATATTATTAAATTAATTAGTAATAATTTACTAATTATTATTCATTAATTATTACTCACTAATTATTCACTTAATCTATCTATCATAGCCCAAAATACATAAGGCTCAATAGTTTCATTTTTTAAATTTTCTATATGCTCTTCTGGATTATTTAAAAAACCTTTTTTAGCTAAATTATTAATTGATTTTACAGCTAAATTATTTTTCCAATTATCTTTATCATTATCTTCTTTTTTATTATTTAATTTAATATTTACAAAATCTTTAACTTGTTGTTTAAATTCAATAAATTTATCTTCATAAATGACAAAATATTTATGACAATTTTTACCTGTAATATCAAAATGCCTTATAACATCTTCTATTGGGTTTAAATTATACTCAATACATAAATCAGATACTCTATCAATCAAAGTTAAATAAGTATCTAAACTCATAAATCCTTCATCTGTAGTATGAGTACACTCAATAGAATAAATACTATCATTAGGGTATTTACCTAACTCTTCAGCTAATCCACTTTCATTATAATAATAATCATTATTAGCACAACCATATGATATTTCATTATCTGGAATAATAACCCATACATCACCCGATAAATCAATAATTTCTTGACTGCTTCCGTATCCTGTCTTACCATTCTTTCTATTTTCAAAAAATTGTCTATTTTGCTTAGCTGTAGTATTACTATTACCTACCCAATGTATTACTAACTTTTTAATTTCCTTTAACTCTATTTGAGGTCTACTATATTTATTTGGAGTTAAATAATCCGTTATTATTTTATACATAATATTACTCTCCTTTTAATTTAGTAACTATTTACTATTTACTATTTATTATCTCTAATAAAGCTTCATATACATTATTAGCTAAAGCAACACTTTCAGCTCTTGTAATAGTATTATTAGGCTTAAAACTTCCATCTGGATAACCATTAACTAAACCTCTTTGTACAGCTTTTTCAACTTCTTCTTCAATCCAACTATTTTTCTCAATATCAGTAAAAATTTTAACTTCCTCCTTAGTTTTCTCTGGGATACTATCCATAACTCCCCAACTTTCCATAATAGGATAATCATAAGCTAAAGTAGCTCTGCCATCAATGCCCCATTCTTCTCCCCAACTATTTTGAAATATAAATCCATTATTATCCCAACCAACTAATAATATCATATGTCCGCCATATTTTTTAACCCCACCATTATGAGCAATATTATTCTCTAAATGATAAAATTTCTCAGTGACCATGACTCCAATTGGAACAGGTCTATTTTCTAATAATACTCTTTTAATTTCGTCTATAGTATATAATCTAACATAAGACTTAATAACTTGTTCTTTAGCTTGAGTATAAATACTAACTTGTTCATCAGAATTTAATTTATCAAATTCACTTTTGATATAATCATAATCACCTAAATGATTAAATAACTCTAAATTAGGAGTGCCTCCGCCTTTTAACACTTGTAAAGCTTTTCTAGGTATCATACCCTCTCCGCCTGATATATGTCCTAACATAAAAATATAAGCTGGTGAATATAATTGATATTTACCTCTTTCAATAAACTCTTGATACTCTTTCATTTTAGCTAATGTAAAAGCTACACACATTCCTGTAGCACCTTGATTACCAACTTTAGGTAAATTAGGTATAATATACTCTTTAGGTAACTCTATATCGTCTAATTGATATTGAGCTAAACAATAGTCTCTCTTATCATACTCAGATTTACTGTAACCTAATGGTAATACTTTGTTTAATTCTTCCATATTTTTTCTCCTTTCTATTTAAATATACTTTTAGTACACCTTTTTAGTATACTTTTAATTTTAATTGTAATTGTAATTTTAATTGTATGTAACACTATACTTATATTAATAATAATGAGTATAGTAATACAAATATACCTCTTGTATAAAACACTCGCTATATAAGTATATCATACTTTGGCTAAATTGTCAAGGTATATCTGTATTTATTTTTAGTAATTTTTGTTAATAATTTAATAATTAATATGGCGTAATATAAGGCTCATACAGAGCTTTTAATAGTTAGACAACAATTAGTATACCTAACCCATTAAAAGCTCACCACACTCAATTTTCGAGCTTGTAGCACTATTATGAGATATTTATAGTATCTAAATTAAATGTTATTTTATACTTTGATATATATAGCCAAGTATACTTCCATATACCATTAAATCTATCATTTTAGTCACAAGTAATTCTTTAATATCTAATTTTTTACTCGACATTGCTACACCTAATGCTTTTATTATTTCTTTAGTATTTTCTTGACTACGAGTCTCTTGTTCATTAATACGAATACTTATTAAATCATTTTGTACTTTTAATTGGTCTTTAATATTATTCATATCTAATTGTATATTAGATAATAATACATGAGTTTTTTGTACCTCTTTCATATCTTCTTTTAATTCATCAGTAACATTCCAATTAGATTTAATACTCTCATTAATTTTAATTAAATCATTTTTATTGTCAGCTATACTCTGTACTATCCCATCATATTTCTCACATACCATATTACACCTCACTTTTATTCTAATTCAATATTATTTTCTGGTATATTACTTTATCAAATATAATATACCATTTAACTGTATATTTTTCACCATTATTCAATTGGGTTTCATTTGTATCAACTATATTTTCCATAATTCTGAGTTGATTATCAACTGCTATTACATCACATGAGTTAACTCTAAATGAAAATGCACTTATTAACATTATAGATATAATTAATATTAATAATATTGTTTGATATTCTTTAAGTTTATGCATAATTACAACCCTAATAATTCTTTTAATTCTGCTTGTTCAGTTGTGCAGTCCATATCTAAAAGTTTTTTATTCGATATTAATTCTTTTAATTCTGCTATTCTTATAGGTTTATTTCGTTCTGCCAATTCTTCTTCTGTTGGAATATAATCTGAAAAAGTACCGTCTTTATTCATAACTTGTCCTAACTTGCCTATATCGGATTGAATTTCACCTTTAACAATTGATTTTCCTTGTCTAGTTGCTATTACTTTGTTATTTTTTAATGTAATAAATCTCATATTGCCACCTTTCTAATTAAATTCTAACACATACCATC